GTAATATATGTCAGTAGATATTAAAGCTATCCGCTGGCTTTTAGACAACGCCACAGCCTATGCTATCAGCAAAAACTGTGGCGTATCTACTCAAGCTGTGGATAAATATAAAAATGGTGTATCGGATATCATGAACATGCGTTTAAAACACGCTATCAGCATGACTTCTTACGCCCATACACTACAAGAAAAACAGTGAGTACCATCACTGCTTTTTTATTTTGAGCAAACAAAAAAACCGCCAGCGTAAGCCAGCGGTCAAGTGTAATTAAATTCTGAAAGCCTTTCTATGCTTTATTTTTATTTTGCTGTAATGAGCCCGTCAGGTTCTACGTTGAATGCTTCTTTTTCAGCCATACGACCGTCAGGAAGTAGTAAGTACCAGCCGTTGTTGTATTTAACAAAGCAATCTGACTTCATGTCGCCATTGGTTGCATCAAGGTAATACCACTTGTCGTAGTATTTCACCCAGCCGGTTTGCATTGATCCATCACGGTTGAAGTAATACCATTTATTGTTGATTTTCCTCCAGCTCGTCACCATGTATCCATCTTCTTCAAAGTAGTACCATTTTCCGTCTGTGTGGAGTACCCAATCGGATTTCACACAATATCCTTCGGCATTGAAGTAGAACCATGATTTGTTTTCCTCGATGTACTCAAATTCACTCTTAGGATAAGAGCCGTTTGCTCGAGCGTACCAATCGCCTTTATCATCCGACTGCCAGCCTTTTTTAGGTTTTTCAGGCTGAGCGTTTGGATTTGTCAAGCGGTAAATGTAATAGTAAGGGCGTCCAGCGTAAAGCCAGCGCTCGTCATGATCGTTGACCGAAATACCATTATACGCATAATTGCAATGAATGATATTGTTTTCGTCAATAAACATTCCAGTATGTCCGAACGCTCCAGCACTTGCTCCACGCTTCCCCCAGATGAAGATATCGCCACGTTGAGCATCCCACGGACTGTTTTCTGTGATTAGTTCATAACCATTCTTAACAAGCCAATCGTGCTCATATTCTGTATTGACCGCCCACCCAGCAGATGAAGCCCCAGCGCTCCTCAGAGCGTAGTAGACAGAGCTTGAGCAATCATAAGAGTCATCTCCGTCTCGTTCTTCCATGCTATAAGAGACTCGTCCTTGTCTAGCTTTCATCCAGGCAATGGCATTTTCAATATTAATTCCCATTTTTTATTTTTCCTTTCTTAAGTTTTCTAAATCGTTTATACGTTTCTTAAGAGCTTCCATATCTTCATCATACTGAGCTTTAGGAACATAGTTAGCTAAATCTGCATTCTTAGCAAAAGACTGAGCTTGAATATTATTAACGTATCGAGTGGATGCATCGCCAGGTGTTAATGCATACTGAGCTATTTCGGACTTCCTAATAAAGGCACCTAAATCACCCTTATAAGCGAAGGTTTGTGCAGACCAGCCTTTTTGAGCATAGTGATTATTAGCATCAGTCCTAGATAAATAAGCATTTAAGTCTGTCTTAAGAGCGTATTTAGATAAATCTGCTCCACCTGTACCACCACCAGAGCCAGAAGGACCTTGAGGACCAGCTGGACCTCGTAGCGCTTCAAGTTGTTCTTGAGTAAAGTCGCTATACTTAAATGGATCGCCCTTCGGACCACGTTCACCAGTTTCTCCCTTGTCCCCTTTAGGTCCTGGTTCTCCTTTAGGCCCTGGTTGACCATCGAGTCCACGTTCTCCTTGGATACCTTGCAAGCCTTGCGGGCCAGTCAATCCTTGTGGACCAATTTCTCCTGGGATACCTTGTGGACCACGTTCACCAGTTTCTCCCTTGTCCCCTTTTGGTCCGGGTGTTAGTGAGATGCTGCGTAGTTCTTCCTTGGTAGCTAATTGACTTGTATCAATGTTAGGATTATTCTCTAAGACCTCTACACGCTGTTTTAAGGCGCTATCGTCATACACGGTATCTTTATCCGTCTTTGTCTTTAACGCTTCAATTTCGGTTGAAATATGGCTTAATTCGGTACGAATATTGCTATCGTCATACGTTCCACCCTGTTCTTTGATTTTGACAAAGAGTTCATCTAATTCTTGCTTGGTTACAATGTCATTGACGTTGACAATTCGCCCTGATTCACGTTCGATAAGTGGTTTCTTGACTGCCTTGTCGATTTCACTGACATGGACATTAAACATAAAGCTATATACATCTGCTGACTGCTCTACTTTTTCAAAGTAGATATAGCCAATAACAGATTCATCCGTAGTAATTAATGATGTATCAAATTGAACCGTAAACGAATTACCTTCGATTGCTGCCTTTACTTCCTGGTATCGTTTAGTGCCCTTGAAATAGAATAAGCAGATAACCTTAGTAGCGGTCAAATCATCGAGTGTGAACTTAAATTCAGCGATGCCTTTATCTTTGCTATAAAATTCTTGATAAAGCCTATCTACATCTCGATTGTTAGTTGAAAGGGTTAGTTTTTTCTCGATAACCTTCTTCAAGCGCTACCTCCTTTCTTTATTCAAAAAGAAAGAGAACCCAAAAGGGTTCTCAAACTGATTAGTCTTCATTTGGTTTGTAATATTCGAGTGCTCGCTCGCTGTCAGTCAATCCAGCAGTTGTTGGGTCGTTGACAACCCCGAGTAACACAAGGATATAAACAAACGTGTTCACACCGTCTTGGACATTCTGTGGAATTTCAAGACCGAATTGTTGCGCCATAAGGAAGATTGCTCCCAATAGAGCAATAAGTGTGACCTTATTTTGTAAACGTAATTTCCAGTTAATTTTATTCATCATCTGTTTTCTCCTTTACTTCAATTTCTACTTTATCTTTTTGGTCAATATTTACAAGTAATTGACCGATTTTACGAGCATTGTCTTTCTTGATTTGATTGATATATGGTTTTAGGAACTCAGGAAAAGCTAGTCCAATCATTTCCCAATTTTCAATCACTGAGAATAGATAATTGAACGAGAAGAACATAGTCCAAGCGATTCCGAAACTACGAAAACCTAGAGAACGTGAATACATAGCTACGAGTAAGATTACAAGAAACACAACGAAGTGTCGAATCAACCCCATCGTACCTACTTTGCTATCAAATCGCTTAGTCTTGAATGCCTTGATATATCCCGTCACGATATCCAATACCATCAACCAAAAAAAGAAGTGGATGTATGGACTGTAAGATAGGTTTTTAAGGTGGGTAAGTAGATCTCCTAATACTAAATCTTGCATACGTCACCTCTTATTGAACAGGTTGTGTGTCTAACTCGCTAGATGGTTTTTCCTGTTTTGGTTCAGTCCACTTCCAGATACCGATTTTCCCGTTTTGGTGCAATTCTTCCAACTGCTCCAACGTTTGACCTTGATATGTGAATGGTTCAGTTACTTGAATCATGACACGTTTTCCTTCTTGGAATTTTTCGATGTGGTTAACGTCTTCAAGCGTGAAGATCTCTTGTGGTTGATAAGTCTTGCCAGTTTTACCAAGGTCGACCAATTCAAGACCACGTTTGAAAACAGTCGGGTCTAGTGGATTGTCTGTATCTGTTACACGAGCCAATACCGCCCAATCAGCAACTGCTTTAACTTCTGCAATTTTAGCGTCTTTCTGCTCAAGTTTAACCTCATATTCTTGTGCTTGCGTGATTAAGTCTTCTTGAAGTTTCTTTACACCTTCAGCTGGATTTAACTCAGTAGTGACCTGACCAAGAACTGCCTTAATCAAGTCTTCATCTGACTCATTCATGTGATTACCAATTAACACACGGTCAAATGCCGTATATGGGTCTTCTTGACGAATAGCAACGTATGTGCGGTTGTTTTCTTGTAAGTATTTGTTAATGATTTTGAATGTCATATATTATTCCTCTTTTTCTGTTTGTTCTGCTTGTAATTGTTGTAATTGCAATTGCGCTTCTTCGTATAGCGCCTTGTAATTAGCACATTCAATCGTTTTATTTGCGAGTTGAATTGCTAAGTCGTTAATTACTTTGTCTGCTTGGTTCATTGTCTACCTCTCTATTCCTAATCGATAGGACCATACATACTATATGTATAGTTGTTTTTAGTTTCTTTGTTTTTGTGAAGTAACGCAAGATTTTTATAAATATCGTTAAATAGTGCCTTCAAGTTGTTGTTTCCGTAGCCGGATAAAAAAATATTGTTAGCCGTTATCATGCCCGAAGTACTTATATTTCCCGTAGCGGTTATGTTATTCAAGCCTTTAAAATCTCTTGTTTCAGTATTAAGCGATACCCCGCCACCTTGAGAATTAGGTATGAAATCCATACTCTTTCCGTAAAAAGTTATAGCGGTTTGAATGTTATCTCCTAAACGCCCGTTCCAAATTTGAATGCCAGCAGAAGTATGCTCTATCCCTGTTTGACCATTCCGGTTACTCATTAATTGAGTATATGCGCTAGGAACACCGTTGATTGAACCCTGTCCAAAAATTAAGAATTGCATAGGTTTACCATCAAATCTATTTCTAATTCCCACGGCTTCCTTGTTCATGTCAATCCAGCCAGTTTGTAAATCAAAATCAGTCACGCCGTTTAGTGAGGAAATTTTACCACCCTTGATGTGATTTCCTGTGAAATCAATAGATTGTATTTTTGTAATGGTAGCTTGTTTCGCAAACAACTCATTGATGAATGCTTGTTGTGACACCAACCGCTGAATGAACGCGGTGTCAAATTTAACCTTTTCAGCCGTTACTGCTTCAGCTCCTAAAATATTGGTAGTCACCGAGCCTGCTTCAAAATTGGCAGTCTTCAATTTATCAACCATGGCTGACTTGATAACAGCATTATCTATCAGTGTGTCACCAGTAATATGGGTGGCTCTACCAATAATGCGGTTGTTCCCATTTGCACCAACGTTGATACCAGCGATGATATCTCCTGCGCTATTCAGATTTTGAACCGACCACGAGCCAGCCAATTGAGTCATTTTGGTTTGAGTTGCTTCAAGCTTCGCATTCGCATCTGCTACTGCATCTTCTGGATGTGGTTGCCAAGGGCGGATTGTTGTGCCTTCATAAACATCCACATCTCCAAATAATAGCATTGCAGTATCGCTATCCGTCGTCCCGTTATTATCAATCCTGATAAAGCCTTCATCACATTCACCTGAATTAAACGTATAATTCTTCCTAACTGCTTCATTTGATGAAAATTTTATGTTATCAGCTAACGTTACAGATGTTGTAAATGTTTGATTTTCTCCAGCTTTTCGACCAAGGAAATAGATAGTCGCTCCCGTCATGTTCCAAGTATTAAAAATAGTTAAGGCAACTGAATAAACTGTGTTTCTTTTTATAGAAAAACGACTTGTTGAAGCTGGGACAGTCTCTCTAGTTTTGTTGACGACATAAAATAGATTTCTTTTATTTTTGAAGAAATAGTCATGTGTCCCAACACGAACAGCAGGATTTTGACCGAATTCCCAATATCCCCAATTTTTATTGTCTTGCGGATTTCCGCTGTTTTTTATAAGATTGGGTCCCCCTTGAGTTGCATACTTACTAATCTCAACCTGAAACAACTGATTAGTCAAAGCCATGCGAGCGACCTTATCAGCAATACCATTTTCAGTATTACCCAAAATCCGCTCATAGAGTTGACTGGTCTCTCTCACTCGCTGAAAGTCTGTTTGGTTGACCTTGCCAGAAATCTGAGATGCGATACTTGCGAATTGACCGTCTACCGTCTGCTTATATTGAGCAATCTTTGAGGCAATATCATTGTTCGTCTGCGTACTTATCGCACTAAAACGACGTTCTAGACCTTTCACATCTTCCTGATATGCTGATTTACCAACAAAATCACGAGTAACAAGCTCACGAACTGCTGTCGCTTGCTTAGCGCTCTCCTCACGAGTGTATCTTCTCAAAGCTTCTTGTCGCTGACCGTCCTGGCCAACATAGCTTTCGACCGTTGACATTTTAGAGGATAATCCCTCAGCTGTTTTCTGAAATTCTGTTTTTGCTAGAGTGATTTCGCTTTTAGCACCAGAAATCAAATCGTTTGTATCTGTTTTTAGCTTAGCAAATGTCTCAGTCAGACCAGTTACATCTTGTCTGACTTCCGATTTCGTCGCAAATCCACTCATCTGGCCAGTCATTCGACTAAGGGCATCCGTGGTCGTCCTGCGATGTTCAGAAGCTTGATTGACCTCACTTGCGACTGTTTTCTTTAGAGTATCCAAATCGCCCGACAGAGCGGTTTGAGTGGCGATAGCGCTATCTAGCTTACCGCTTTGTTTGTTAAAATTATCTGCTAATCCACCTAATGCAATATCATTTACGGATGCAATATACTTTGCTTCTTCAGCAAGATTATAACTCGCCCCAGCTTTTTTTAAGGCTTCTTCTGCTTTGGCTTTGGCTTCGTCAAAACCAGCTGGACTGAAATCGTGAAATCGTCTGTCGATTTCATCCGATAACGCACGCTTGTTTTCTTCTGCTTTCGCTTTGATAGCATTCACTTCATCTGTGAATTGATTAGTTAATTCTTCTTTTTTCCGGTCAAAAGCAAGATCAGCATTCTTAATTTCTCTTGCCAATTGTTGTTCAAAATTACTTTGAAATTGCTGAGTTTCACCTTTAATTGCATCACTTACCACATTACCGATTGCGTTTGCTAGACCAGACTTGAATTCTCCAAAACCAATAGATTTCAGCTTCTTAGCCATTGGAGAGTAGTTGTATTTTGTGATTTTTTTTCGCACGTCTAGATCGTAGTATTCATGGTAGACACTCACTACATCGAACATCTGTACTGGTACATCACTCTGACCGACAACATCAATCTCAATGCTATCTTCTAGCATATCGCACAAGGTCGTTCTAAAATACTGCTTACCGTATTTTCTAAGGCTTTCTTCATCCGTAACATCTTGGTCATTAACTTCTACAACGTCTTCATAAATCTGACTGTATTTGTTAATCAGTGGACTATCAAGAACCACCTTATAATGTTTATCGACTGGGTTTCCCCCCTCACCACGAATGGTTGTGATGAAAGTAATACGAGTCTTCAAAGACTTGGTAGATGTCTTATGTTGATAGCTAGACAGGTTTTTCTTATACATAAAAAGCGATTCATTTTCTGAACCGCCATTTTTTAATAACCGTACTTGATAACTATGCCTGACTAAATCACCTCCCCACTGACCAAGGATAGAATGTTTATCCTTGGTCAAGGCTTCCATAGCGTTCTTAGTATCAGTATTAAATGTATGTCTATCATCAATATCTGAAAAGAACGAGAATGGATTGTCACGAGTGATGCTTCCAGCAAATTGACTTAAAGCAGTTGATCCAGTCACTCTGTCAAGGTTGATTGGATTGACAACATAGTGATTTAACAAGGTCATGACTTGGTTAGCATAGACTTGAATATATCCATGTTTTTTTTCGACTTCAAAAATTACAAAGTCTTGCTCACCGTGTAGATCATCAGCGGTCAAGAATTTTTCTTCTCTCAGTCTTTGCCACAAGATATCATTGGTAGGGAATTTAAAGGTTAATTGGTAGGTGCTATTATCTTCCTGTACGATATCATCATCGTAGGCAGCATTAAGAGGTATGTTTCCTTCTGTTAAATAAATCATACTTTATACCTCCAATTTGGTTTAATAGTCACCTTACGGATATTTCCTGTAAATATCACACCGTTATGACCAACAGGGATTTCAAAGAACCCACCACGCTTTCTGAGAGTGTTTTGAACTGTCCCAGTAGCGTTGTAGATGTTCTGTTTGCCATGCCTGCAATCGATTGTGACTTTATTATTTACAGTTAAATACATAGTCTTCTGACCAATAGTAAGTGATACATCACCACTACCTTCAATATCAATGATAGGCTCTGAATAAACACTACCAGGATTTGTGATTGTACCTGGACTGGTTAGTACAACAGGTTCGCTATTCTTTTGATACCTGAACGGTTGCATATCTAACTTGATTGCCAATTCCCAACCATACATCCCTTTTGGAGTGATTTCAGTATCTAGTAAATCAGCATAGAAAACTGAATCAGGTTGATAGCTGAATTCTAGTTTATTTCCAACCGCTTTTAATTTCTCTACCAAGGTTGCTAAATCAGAAAAACGCTCAAAGAAGACACGAATAGTTCTTTCATAATCTTCAAAAGCGCCATCTTCTTGATTGTAACTACCATTCATACCGTATGGTTTTGTTTGTTCAGAGAAACGAGGAGTGGCAGAACGGATTGTTCCAAAGTCTACGACTACGCAATTCCTTAAACCAGTTGTTGTGAAATCATTGACTTTTAAATAATTTGACATTAAATACCCTCCCTTCTCATGATATGACCTTGATATTGATAAGAATTTTCTGCGATAACTTGACCGTCTAGGTAAGTATTGAAATCTTTATCAAGCAATCTACCAAGCAAGTTTTCTACACTTTCTTTCAAGCTAACCAATTCAGATACTACTGCTTGACCATTACCGTTTCCATAGTCAGCAGAATAAGCTGTACTTTGATAGCCACGTTGACTATTTCGAACGTTGACGCTTTGAATTCGTCTACTTAGATGTGAGATTTTTGTATCTTCAAAACCAATTCCTTTTTCATAGTTTGGAATACCTAAACGGTTCATCAAGCTACGAGTTTTACCAGCTCGCATGACTTTAGAACCTGGAGGAAGTGGTAAGACTACGTTACGCCCTTCTGGAATGAAGGAAGTACCGTCTGGTAATGTTACCAACTCTTTATAGAGCGTACCTCGTTGGTCATTGACTGTTGCAAGACCTCCTGGGTGATTATCCGTACCTTTTGCATGTCGTTCAGTAAAATGTCGTGTAATGATATCGATAAATTTTACAGCTGGCAAGGATACCAAACCAGACCATACACTATTGATCGCACCACCTGTGTTGTCTCTTGCGTTAATATTAATTGGTCCATTTTGTCTAACTGCATTTACTGCATATTCTGCAGAGTTAGCTTCTCCTTGCGTTCTGTTGACAGCATTAATATCAATTGGTTTAAATTGATAAGGAGAGTTTACACTTAAACTTGCTGATTGTGATTCTCCTGCTGTATTATCATTGGCAAAAATGCCGATTGGCGCTTCTTGTTTAGGAGAGTTCACACTAAGGATTGCACTGTTAACTGCAGTACCAGTTTCATCCGCTGCAGTTAATGACTTGGTTAGAGCTGGTGCTAAGTTCCACTCGCCAATCTTATCGATTGATAATTGACCGTTATATAAAACGTTACCAGGGTTTACTTGTAAGTCCTTTGTGAACGGTGTAAGAGCATTCCAAGTAGTCAATGTTTCAGTAGAACGAGCCACTGCATCTCTGAACTTATCATCTGTTGCAAGCAATTCTTTTTGTTTTGGTGTCAGAGCTTCATAGTTCGTAAGAGCTTTTGTAGCTTCATCTGCCTTGCTCATGATGTCATTGTTCTTCAAAAGAAGTTCTTTGACTTCCGCTGGCATATCATTCCAAATCTTGAGGTTTTTCTCACTATCAAAAATAGCTTGTAAGCCTGCTTGATTATTAACGATGACTTGTTTTTCTTCAAGGCTCATCTCTTTCCACTTGCCTGACTCTACAAGTGCTTCAGCAATGGTTACACGAGCATTTGAGTTGATATCAGCAGTTTTAGCAATGAACTGTAATTGTTCCCAACCTTCTGCAGATTTAGCAGCTTCTCCAATAACTTCTTTAACGTTTGACTTGACTTGGAAGTTACCGTTTTTATCGATATTCCCAACTAATAATGACCAAGCATCATTGGCTTCTTTGACTTCCTTGCTCATCTCACTAGTATATTTAGCGAGAATGCTATGAGAGTTTCCAGCTTTTTCAGATGCTGCTGCTGCCTTTTGACCGATTTCTTCATAAGATAAGCCGTATTCTTCTAAGACTTTTTTAGCTTCTTCCCAGTAGTTCCAGTTTTGACCAGTTCTGGACTTAACTTTTTCGTCCAGATTCTTCATAACTTGATAATACTTACTACCCAAAGCTTCCATGGTTTGAGTATGGTTAGATTCGAGCTGTTGCATTTTCTTGTTGTAAGTTTCTTGGTCAATAGCTTTCCCGTCCAACAACTCTTTCAACTCGCTCTTAGATGATTCGTAAAGTTTTTTCTCTTCATCCATAGCTTGTTTCAAAACATCTTTAGTGTGTTTTAATTGAGTTTCGTTTAGACTTGCAACCTCTCCGTTCAGTGCTTGCAATGCTGCTTTCTGTTGATCAGCAGATAAGCTCATCATGGAAAGTTTAGCTTTAATCATCTCGTTTTGGTTGTTCAAGATGATTTCTTTTTCTTCTTGAGAAAACTTACTAGCATCGCCATTATGACGCGCATAGATTTCATTGATTTGGTCCATCATTGATTCAGTATTTGAAACGATTTGACCATTTCTATCTTTAGCTTTAGCAATTTGTTCTTCACTCAAGCCCCATTTATTACCAAGCTCTTCCATTCGTTTGTTGCTTTGGTCTGCTGCTGCTTGAATATCTTCATAAAGCTTTTTAAACGCTCCTGAAACTTTCTCAACATCTCCAGCGTGTGTTCCAAAGTTTGCAACTGCTGTACTCGTTTCATCAACTGTCTTTTGGAAGTTTCTTAATTCGCCTTGTGCAGTGCTACTTAATTGTGAACCAAACTCTTCTGTCTTGATTCTTGCTTTGTCTTTCTCATTTCCAAGATAGACAAGACCAGCTGTTACTAAACCAATACTACCAACTATCAATCCTAAAGGATTTGCAAGCGCACCAATTGCGCCAGTCATAGAACCAGCACTAGTTGACATACCTGCCATGGCTGTTTCAGCAGCACCAGCTGAACCAGCCAATGCATTTAAACCAGCTGGAATATTTGCAAGATATTTAACTGATCCACTTAAAAAACCAATACCTTTCGAAAGACCACCAATAGCTTTTACAAAACCACCAATGACAGATACACCACCACCTAACAACTTCAAAGCAGGACCTAAAGCAGCTGCCATCAATCCCCACTTAATGATATTCTGTTGTTGTTCTGTTGATAATGAGCTGAATTTTTTTGCTAAATCAGCAAGATTGTTTATCCATGGTTTTACTGCATCAAGACCACTTCTAAGAGCCTTAATGAGCGGACCTCCGACTTCAATAGCCAAGTCGGTGATTTGATTTCTAAACATCTTTAATTGAGACTCAGTAGTCTCATAACGTTTATTCGCTTCATTGGTTAAGGCAGTGTTTTCTTTCCACGCTTGGTTAGAACGCTGTACTGCTGCACTCATTTTATCTGATGATAGAGCAAGAGATTTAAGCATGTTCCCTTGTCTAACCCCTGTCATGCCTAGTTTCATCAAGATAGCATCCACATTTGCGCCTTTTTCATGTGCTGTGTTTAGACCCTTAATAAATGATTGCAAAGCTTCAGCTGGTTTTTCTTTCCAAGCCTGTTGAAACTCTTCTGATGTTGTTCCTGCAACTTTAGCAATCAATGCAAGATCATCTGCTGAGTCCTTAGTTGTCAATGCAACTGCATTACCGATTGCTGTAAGTGTTTGAGTCATTGCAGTACCACCTGCTTCTGCTTCAATCCCTACACTGCTCATAGCAGTTGCAAGACCTAAGATTTCTGGAGCAGTTAGTCCAGCTAGTTTCCCACCTGCTGCCAAACGATTAGACATCTCTACGATATCTTTTTCAGTAGTTGCAAAGTTGTTACCAAGATCTACAACGGCTGCACCAAATTTAGAGTATTCGTCCGACGTTAACCCCATGATATTGGCAATTTTTGCGATTGCTGTTGCAGCTTCTTCCGCACTCAAGTTGGTTGACTCTCCCATATCAATCATAGTACGAGAGAATGAGAGAATATCTTCTGTTTTAATACCTAACTGTCCTGCTACTTCTGCTACGTTTGCGATTTCAACAGCACTTGCTGGTAATTCTTTAGCCATTTGACGAATACCATCTGACAATTTTTGATAAGATACCGTCGCGGTTTCGTCAACTGTTTTCTTAACACCTGCAAAAGCTGACTCATAATCGATTGCAGCTTTCACTACAAGACCAGCTCCAGCTACAATTGGAGCAGTAACCCCACGAGTCAAAGCAGAACCAAAACCAGATATGGTTTGACCCATTTGACCGATTTTATTACCAACTTCTTGAGCACCTCTACCAAACTTAGTGAAGGCACTATCATCGATATAAGCTTGTCTCATAGAACTAGCTAACTGTTCATATCGATTTTGTAATTCAGCTACTTTAGCAGCAGTAGCTGTCATACTAGCACTTGCTTCAACTAGCTTTTGCTTTTGTTCAGCAGTGGCAGTTGAAACATCTCCTATACTAGCTTTTAATTGGTTATATCGTTCACTCTGTGAACTCAATACTTTTTGATATGAGCTTAGAGCTGAACCAGTTTGCGATAAAAGTCCTTTTAAGTTGCTGACATTCTTACCAGCACCTTTAAAGTTGTTTTCCATCGCTTTTAGGGAATTATCGACACCTTTTAAATAGGTTTTCAACCTCCCGACATTCGACTGAAAAGGAGCGACATCTAAGGTTGCAGTGGCGACTAATTCACCAATATTACTTGCCATTCATTCTCCTTTCTATCCAAAAAGGAATGGGAAGGCCTTGTCAAGGGTTGTTTCTTCTTCCTCTTGGCTTTCTTTTGTTTCTAAAGCCTGCACCATCAAATCAAAATCTGATAAGCGCATTCTTTTAATATCATGGATTGTATATCCTTGATTCATTAATGATTGAACCCAAACTAATAAATTGTTTTGAGCTTCTTTAGGGCTTAACCCTTTTTCTTCTTTTTTCCCTTGGTGGTCTCTTTTTCTTCTTGTTTTCCACCGAGTGCTGCAAGATATAGATCATTCAATGTTTCAAGCGTTTCAACACTTGCACTCTTCAAATCGTCTGCATCGAATTGCTCACCGTACATTTTTACAAACATATCAAGATATGCTTCATTCACTTCACGATGTTTAGCAGGGTTTAGCAAATCTTCCTTGTTTTCGTACAATGAAGTTTGTCGGACCTGGTGTTCCAAAGCCAACAGGTTGTCTTCTACGTTTACGTAGTCTTTCGAAAATTCTTTCAACACACCTGCTTTTTTAAATTTAATTTCAAACATTATTAACTCCTTTTAAAAAATAAAGGCTTGGAATAACCAAGCCTATTCTTATGCATCTTGTCTTACTGCGCCTGATTCAGCGGTTACTGTTCGTTCAGAACTAGCACCGCTTAAGACTTTGGGAAAACGAGTTTACGGAATTCAGTTTCTTGGAATTGTTGGTTGTCTTCGCGACCAACTACAATTACAAGAGCATCATCGTCATCTCCACGAGCTACAAAGCTACCAGATACAGTATCGTTTTTAGGTTCTGGTGAACCATCTTTAGTTTCCAAATCCATTCCTGGAAGTGAGAACTTACCTTTAAGAAGACCAACCCAGATACCTTTACCATCATCGCCAGTTGTACGGAACAAACAAGCGACATCGTTTGGAGTCATCTTCTTATTGTATTTTTCAACACCGTTTTCAACAGTGATACCGTAGAAGTCCTTACGAGCTTCACTACCCAAATCAAGCCATGATACTTCAAGAGTTGTTCCAGTGATACCAGAAGACAATACTACGTATGGTCCATCATCTGCTGTGATAGTGTTCAATTCATTTGTGATATCCAATTTTGCTGTTTTAATTCCAGGGATTTTTTTAGTGTCTCCTGGTACAAGGTTTTTATCATTCAAAACCCCATATTCAAAACCACGTAAACCAAATTTAACTTTAGACATTTATTTATTTTCCTTTCATTTCTTCGAGATCACTCCAATCAAAAAGACGATATTTTCGGACATTCATTAATAGTCCAATATCGTCATCCATGTATCGAGGTTTCTCATTTGCTGTGTAGCGTTCAAATCCACTACTTTCTAAGATTGTATCCATTCTTTTGGCGATTTTGTCAGCTTGCTTTGCGTTCTTACACCAAAAATTGATTGTGATACGTTGTTCCATTGAGATGATTTCATCATCTGCATACTTGTGAGGTGCTTCGTAAGTTAAATAAATTCTTGCAAACGGAGCGAGCTCTTTTCGTTTTAAGTTTGTAGGCTTTTCAGGGATATCATAAGTAAAAATACCTTGCTTATATCCTGGAAATTCTTTGCCCCTAAACTCATTAAACAGTTGATTTAACTTTTCATCTGCTACCAAAAGTTTGTATGCTTCAGTTTCAGCAATCATTTATTTTAGCACCTCCCTTATTTTTTGTTCATATATTCTTTTAGCGCGAGGAGTAACTGCATTAATAGTCTTTTCCTCGAAGTCTTGTGCTTTCTGATAGATTGTCCCGCTATTCGGGTATCTAGCACGCCAACCAGTAGTACGACCAAAACCGATATCCTTTGATGGAGCACCACCTCTACCCTTGAAATTGCTGATTTTTATATCTGCTTTCAATCGAGTAGGTGTAGGTTCATCAGAAACTGGAGTATTTATTCCAAGTTCTTTCTCAAACTCTTCAGCGACCATTGTGACTGCTTCACGAGCTACTTTAGGTGCTTTAACCTCCAATTTTGTAAGGTTGTTTAGGCAAAGGTCTAATCCTTTCGTCACGACAACATCACTCCCTTAATTAAGTCAATTTCCTTGTTTGCATGATCACGTTCGATGGCTACGATTTGATATTCATTGCCATCAAAATCTACATAACAAGAATTGTCAAAAGGAAGTTTTGGAAGATGACGAATTAAGAATGTTTTAGTGTCTTTATGTTCTACCAATCCACCAGCTTTTGTGACAGTCGCACTTTCTCTAAAATCTTTAATAGATGTTTTAGATACTTCTGCCCAACAAGTATATAAGTCCTTTCTTTCGAAATCTAGCACTTCTCCATCTTCATTCTGTCCGCCTATTCTTTGAAAAAAAGTAATGCGAACATTCATGTTACGTGTCCGCATTAACTTTCCCTCCGTGTTCTAAGCTGATGAATGATATTCAGCACACCATTTGCCAATGGATAGCGCATAGTATCTGCTGACATCCCACGATGTTCGTACTCTTCTTTAACTTGCTTTTTAACAGCTAGTCGGAATTTAGCATAGTCCACTAAATCTTCTGGACTTAAGTCGTTATCGATTGCAAAACAAATCTGTTCTTTTGCTGACTCGATAAGCTCAAGTAGTAAATCATCTTCGAAGTCATAGTCGATTTTACAATACAACTTAACTTCTTCAAGAAAACCATTCTTTTTAGCTTCCATAAATCTAACCTCCAATCAAGGCTAGTAGTTGCTCTTTGGTTTGAGTTGCTGTGTAAGAAATTCCTTTGCTATCTAGGTAAGACATGATGTCTTGTTTGGTGCTACTTGCGGTTGGTACTGCTAAAGTTACAGCTGACCGTGAGACACCCCCACTAATTGGGGGAGTATTAGGGCATAGTTACAAAGTAACCAGCTTTAGCATCTGCTTTCTTAACGTCGAAGCGTACAACTGCTTGCAAGTATTGACCATAGATTTCGTTATCAGTCCAACGAAGGCCTAATTCTTGACGGTCAGCAAAGAGTACAGCACGTTGTACATCACCGATAAAGGCTTTAGCTTCACCAGCTTCACCAAGAACTGTATCAGCAACCACAAATACTGGATGACCAAGGAATGCTTTACCTGATGCAGAAACGATAGAATCTTGAAGCAAGTAGCGACCGTTCTTATCTTTCAAAGTGTCAAGTTTTTGGTAGAAACTTTGCGTAACTACAAATGATACGTTGTAAGCTGGGTCAAGATCTACATTCAAGATAGCTTTGATTGCATCCAAGTCAGCTGCGTTTTTAGCTTCAAATGTTTTCAAAACACCACCGATTGCATCGTTTGTAGTGTTTACTTTGATTTGGTTAGCTGCTTCAGCTACGATTGCAAGAAGGTCAACATCTGCATCGTCAATAGCTTCTTGTGAAAGTGGGATAGCGCCACGGTAAGTTTTAACTTTCCAAGGTACATCAGTAAAGTCTGGTTTAGCAAGTGCTGGGTTCTTTTCCAATTCTTCTACGCTTGCCATCTTAGATGTAGCGTGTCTAAGGATAGGATATGAACCTTCACCTTTAGCTGCTTTGTGGATAGTAGCAAATTGTTTAAGGTCAAGGACTGTTTTAACTTCACGCATTGGAGTAGTAACAATTTCCTTGCTAGTTACTTTTTCAGTGTTTGCTTTTTTCAATCCATCTTGTGTTGGATTTACTGCTTCATTCATAGGGATAAGAAGGTCTTTTCCTTCAAGTTTCAAGTTTGAATCAGCAACAGCACCTTTAGTACGTACCCATTCATTTACAGAATCACGGTAAGTTTTACCGTCTGCTTTTACTTCATGTTTTTCAATAGTCGCTTCCATTCCAGCTCCTTCTTTTGCGATTTCATAAGTCTTCAAGTTGTTTTCTACTTCTTCTTTTTGTGATTTCAAGGTGTCGATTTCAGCACGGATTTCACGAGCCTTTTCGAGATCTTCAGTATTCAAAACAGATTTCAATTCCTCTGTTTTAGCAACGATTTCAGCACCGATATTTACAATCTGCGCTTGAAGTTCTTTCATTTTTTCTTTAAACATATTTTGTTTATTCTCCTTTTCGGTATTAAAAAAAGAGCTTATAGCCCTTTAAGTAATTCTTCTTTTTCAATTTCTCGTAGCATGTTTTGGATTTCTGACTTACGCTTGCTACGGTTAGCGTAGAAGTCATCAATAACTGCTTGTGGTAACAATCCATTCTCTAGGCTCGCTACTGCACCAATATCTTCAAAGGTCATCACTTCATCCGCAAAGCCTTTTTCAACTGCTTCACTAGCTGACATGAAGGTTTCATTCTTCATCATATCCAGAATTTTTTCTTCACTCAATCCAGTTTTGGCAACATACGCATTCACGATTGCTTGGTCACTAGATTTAAGCGCGTTAGAAGCTTTATCTAAATCATCGCTATTACCAGATACATAACCATACAGCGCTTTGTGAATCATAATCTGTGCTGTTGGACTGATAAGCACTTTATCAGCTCCCATGATAGCAACACTAGCAGCGCTTGCTGCCATTCCTGTTACTTCAACAGTCACATTCCCTGGATAGCTTTTTAAAGCTGTATAGATTTCACTTCCAACAGTTACAAGGCCACCATTGGAATTGACTTCCAAAACGATATCGCTATTGTCTTCTGGAAAAGAATCTGTGATAGCTTTAGCACTGACCGCTTCCAAACCGAAGTAGTCGTAAGCTTCTTGGCTGTTATTCGGAATCAGTGGACCTTTCATCTTGATTCTCTTTGGCATCTCTTGTCTCACCTCCTTTCATCGATTGATATTCTTCTTTCTTATCCAAGAAGACATAGTTTAAACTTGACTGGTAACGATCCATGTTTGGATCAGTAGAACGTTCCTTACCAAGTTCAATCAAAGCTTGGTTAGGTGTTAAGATTTGATTGTTTACAAGTTTTACAATCTCATCTACATTTCTACCAGTCACGCTACGAGTATCAAAGTCAACACGATACTTCCTGCGTTCTTCATCACTAAATACTTTCAAAGCAAGTTCACTTGTGATTGCATCAAAATAGAATGGAAGGTCGTTGGTTACATAGTCTTCAGTCAACTGTGCAACAGATTGGTTAGGACTATTCACTCCCAATTTAAAACTAGGAACTCGAAGAGCTTTGGCAATTTGAGCAGTCGAGAAGTTGTTAGATGTAATCAACTGTAAGACATTCGTATCAATTTCAAGTGGAGTGTATTCTTGAGTATCATCAAATACCAAAGGACTGCCACCAGTTGAGCCTTCACGCATTTTCTCAAAGTCCATACGGGCTTTCTTACGTGCTTCACCATTTAATTGAGCTCCTTTAAGCTTGATAATTCCACTTGAGAAACCATCTCTAAAGAACTTAATTAAGGTATTCAATCCACCATCTTGCAAGCTGATTTCATTTCCGAGGGAAAGCAATGGAGACCTACCAAAAATGGTATCGTGGCTAAAGAATTTCCAATGGATAACATCTTCTGCTTTACAAACAATCTCCTTACCATTCAGACGGTCACGAAAAGTGTAAATCAATTCATGGTCATTGGTTTCTTCGACAGTCGTTTCAGACGGTCTAAAGAATTGAAATTCTAATGGTTTGCCACTAATTGGATCACGTAGAATACGAGAGAATGAATTACCAGTCAAAATTGTATTGACGGTCATTGCAAACTTCCATTGTCTAGCTGATGTATTACTTGTAGCTTTGACATTCAGTAGATAATTCATATCTTCATCTTGTTCGATGTTACCCATTAAATCCTTTTTCAATAATGGAAAACGAGCAACATCACCAGCTATGATAGATACTGCAGTTAAGACATCGCTATTTTTTAAAGCAGATATACCAGTATATTCAGGACTTGAATTACCAGAGATTACCGAAGAGATATAATCGTCATAAGATAGTTTTGACGAACCTAAAGATTGAAAAAAAGTCATTTATTTTCTCACCTCCTTTCTGTTTTTGAGCATAAAAAAAGCACCAACAGGTGCTAACGTAATTATTTCCAGAGGTATTTTCCTATTTGCATAGAGAAATCTGAAGAATTATTTTTTGGTAGGTTGTAATTCAAAAAGAATACAGCATTCGACTTTGGTGACACTTCTTTAACTTCACCTTGGCCTGTTAATCCTGAAACCTCTTGCAACCCCTCATACTTCAATACTTCATTTCCAGCTTTTGCAATAAAGTCTTTAGGATTAAAACTCGATTTTCTGTCAGTATTGTTTTCTAAAACAATTGCGACAGTTACTTTCCCATCAGCTATATCCATCCCTCTTACTTCGATACTTCCTTCTTCAAATGTTATTTTCTCACCAATTTTTTTAGTCAAAATAATATCGTTACTTGAAGATGACTCAGTATTTTCTTGAGAGTTAGAGATATTATGGATATCTTTATCTTTTGAACTATAATACAAATTATGTTTTTCCAAAGCATTTGTCAATTCAACATAATGTGAATCGATCACAAAAACCATAATCATAAGAAAAAAAGAAAGAAATCCAAACAATATAGTAGTCCAGAATAAAGGTCTTTTATAAACTGGTTGTTTTACTTGTTCTTTTTTCATGATATAACCTCCTAAAATTAGTTCATTATATCAAATTTTGTAAGGCTTTTCAACGATGTTTTGTTTTATCAATGTATGCTCCGAGAAAACAGAGAATCAAGCCCGTGGCTATATATCCTATTACTTCCCCAATTAAGAACAAACCGTAAATCAAAAACATTAAACCGATTAACAATAAAATTGTGTGAATATGTTCCAATAATCTCAAAATAGCGAACCTCCTTCTAGGATTTTCTCATTAGTCCAATAACCACTTCCATCGAATGGCTCTAAATAACAAGCAGCATAAGCATCTAATAACGCATCCAGAGGGTCGATTTTATTACTGTTTTTGTTTTTATCAATCCTCATACCGTTATTATCAACTCTAGTATAGGCATTGTTAATTGCCATTGTCAGCAACTGATTGCCACTGTGCTTGATTTTACCTTGTCGGACATCATCACGAAACTGTTTCGTGGGCATGTTCAATACCATGGTGGTTTGTGGTATCTGGACTAGTGGCCATTCTGGATGGCGCTTTTCAATCATAGTCAATAGTGAACCGAATTGATAAGGGTCAAAAAAGATACCTTGCAATTCCCATTCATTTTGATAAACCATTTCCTCTATTTTCTCAAGCACGCGCTCATCATCAATAACACCACTCTCGAGCGTAGTTATCTCGCACTCACCAGCTCTTTCCAAGTTGGTATAAGAAACACCATCTCTTTTTTCTTTTGCAATCAAGCCATATTTAGTAGCCACAAAAGAAAAACTATCTGCATACCAATAATCATCCATCATGACCATTGGAGAAATAGAAAATAGGTCGCTAGATCTACCAACATCGACTCCTAACCAGACTCTACGCTTTCTTGTGTCAGGTGGGTCTATCTTTGCTTTCGCCCAGCTTTCTTTATCCATGTAAGATTCTTCTGATGATTGTCTCCACATATTGTAGTTTTTAACCAGGATTTCATTTATTGTTCCTGTCTCAAGCGCCACCTTCCTACGTTTTCGTAGGTAGTCTATCATCTTTTTACGTAGCTCTTTGACTTCAAGGATTGGATTTGATTTTATCCAGTTCTTTTCATCTGCGATTTCTTCCTCATTATCCTGTTCAGCAATGAATGCAAAGTATTCATCATTCTCAACTTCTTCATCCAAAAGTTTTTCAATATACGCATACTCGATTGTGTGCATTGGTACGTTTAAATCAAATCCAGCTGTTGAGATAATCAAAATTAATGGATTGTCTAGCTGACCTTGACCAGATTCGAGAAGTTCAATCATTTCATTAGTTTTGGATGCTGCGAATTCATCCAAGATACCGACATACGGTTCAAAGCCATCGACTGCACCAGTCTCACGACTTAACGCACGCACATAGCTTTCATCGTTCAAGTTACGAAGTTCATCTCTAACTATCTTTGTAGCCTTCCTGATATCCGCATTTTGGTTTCTCAAAGCATCCAACTGCTTACGAATCATATCGTAAGCAATACGTGCTTGTGAACGGTCATTCGCAGTACAGAATAACTGTCGACTCATTGCAGGGTTACGACCAAATAAAAACTCATACAAGGCAATACCTGCAACCAAGATTGTCTTACCATTTTTTCTGGCCAAGCTGATTAAAGCTTTTTTAAATCGTCTGATAGATGTATCAGACTTTTTTCTCCAACCATACAGATTACTCAAAATAAATTTCTGAAAATCTGCTAGTGGATATGGTTTTCCAGTCTTGACATCTGGGAGCATTTCAATAAAATCTATCGGATTCTTTGCTTTGTCAGGTAGATAAACATACGGAAAATCTTCATCGTCCATACGCTTTAAATCTCTTAAATGTCGCTTGCAAGCTTTAATAACTTTCTTACTAGCTATGATTTCTCCATTTACTACTTTTAAAGCGTATTGATAAGCTATATCTCCCATTGTTTCACCTCCTAACTACCAAATTTATCGAAAATACTCTCTTTCTTTTCTTCAACTTGTGGCACGAATAACTTCATGCGACTGTCAACTGTCAATCCTAATTGTGATGCTGCTTTAGTTAGATTGGTTGTCGCACGCTCTAAACTATATAGCATCTTATTAGGTAAAACTTTACCACTATCTGTTTCAACTACATATCCCTCTTTCTGCAATCCACGAGATATTTCTTTATAGACTGCATACCAAGTGCAATACGTTTCTAATACTGCTCTATCTAAGTTTCTGAGGGGTAGCTTTCGCAAATCTTCAATCACTCGCTTGTATTCGGCTTTAGCGATTGGATCGAAATGTTTTGGTGGTGTTAATTGCAATGCATCCAAACCATCAGAAGCCTTTTCTTGTATGGTTTTTCTCGCAATTTTTTCTTCTTTCGTCAAATGACTTTTAGCGGTTTCAACTATCTTCATTTTTCGTCCCAAATCGACCACCTCCTTTCAGTTTTTATGGGGTTTCAAGTTTTCAAAAACGGAATTTTTCGCACAGAAGAGGGCGGCGTTCTTATATCCGAACAATACCTACCCCCGTTATAAACAATAGGGGGTATTTCCGTACATTTTACAGCGTATTACCGACCGATTCGCCCTTTTGTATTCTGTTTTTGTTCGCTTTTGATAACATCTTTTTATTATTTATTGCACAATCAATAAGAATACTTCTCTTTGATTGCTTTCTTATCATTACATTTCTTACAACTAGCTTGAAGGTTGTTCCTATCTAGCCTCTTAGACCAATCCTGCTTCACGCTGATGATGTGGTCTGTCATAGTAGCTTCATCACCACACATAGCACAGACATAATCAGATTCAAGTAATACTTGTTTACTTGTTCGTTTCCAGATGGTTGAGTTGTAGAACTGTTTCACATCCTTATCATACTTCCATCGATTACGATTATAGTTTGTATATTCCTCATTACGACTATCGTAATCCACGGATGTTCGTCTACCATTTAGAATTGTAAGCCTTTGTGGTTTCATTGCGCTCCTTTTAAAATAGAGAATAGAAAAAGCCACACCTTTGTGTGACTTCATCTTTAAGACCTCTCATGAGAATAGCGGGAATCGCACCCACTGGCATCCATGCCGATGTCGACTAATCAGCTTATGCAAGGTCTAGAACCTTATCTCTCCTGCGAGAGACCTGTTATTCCCAAAAGTGAATAGACGGTAACTGAGACAGAAAAGATAGAAACAAACTAAAGGAGACAAATCACCGTGAAACGTTATCTCGTACCGTCTATTCGATAATATCATAATATCACTTTAAAACTATCATTTACTATCATTACTATCAAACATTTTAGCAAGCTTGACTAATGACTTATCCCTTGCTCTTTGAATGGTAGCTGGACTGCAATTCAATCTTCTTTCCACTTGGTTCCAGGATAGGCCATCGATATAGAGTAAGCGCATCACAATGTTTTCGATTGGTTCTTCTAGTTCTTCGATAGCTTTAACCAATTCTTCTTGCTCTTTGTATAAGAGTTCGATTTCTTGATAAAGTTCTGCGATACGATCAATAGCCTTGATATTCATTTCTTCAGTTCTATTGTCGTTACTTGCTGACTTTGGCATGCCATCAAAAGATTGTCCTTTAACAATACCGGCTCTTAGATTGATGATTTCATAATGTAAGGATTGAATTTTAATATTTTTAAATCTTAGCTTCTTGAGTTCCTTCTCAATAGTTTTCCCCAAACTTCCACCTCCATTCCAAAGTATGAGCAGATATCTTCTAATGCAATCCTGGGCGGAATCTTTCCTAACTCCCAACTTACAATAGAATCTCTACAATACCCCAGTTCATGACTTAATTCTGTTTGTGTCATTCCCAACTCACTGCGCCTTTTCTTTAATTCTTCTGCGAATGGGTTTGTTTTCTTTTTCAAAAACAAATGCGGATCAAAGTCTAACTCTTCACATATAGTTAAAAGCTTACTATCCGTTGGTTGTACGATTCCTCTTTCCCAGTAATGAACTACTTCAGGCGATACTCCAAGGTGTCTGGCTGCTTCAGTTTGGTTAAAATTATTAGATAATCTCCATGATTTGAATTGTTCTGCAAATGTTATTTTATTATTGGTCATTCTCCATTTCCTCAATCAACCAATCAAGGTTCTTTCTAGCCTTCTTCAAATCTTCAAGACCGTTTTTTTTCTGATGACGTAATAGATACTTCAAGCTATTACCTAAGTAAAAGCCTTTCAGTTGTTCATCTGTCATGAAGTTCCTTAAAGCATCGATGGACTCCATTCCAAACCGACCTTGATAGTGATTTGGTTTGTTTACGTTGTCGATTTGTTCTGGTTTCATTCTTCCTCCTCCAGAATTTCCTGATTTTCGTAGATGTTGCCGATGATTTCAACGTAATAATAAGCTAGGAATAGTGGGTGCCATTCTGAAACCCTTTTTTTCAATTCATCTACAAATCTGTAAATAAAACTTGCATAGGAACCGTTCCATTTGATAATTGCTTTTCTGCCTTTGTAATCAACTATATCACCCTCAAAGATTTCCTTTCCGTTTTTGTCTTTGAGTCCTGTTGATTGCATAATGCATTCATAATCATCAAAATGTACCCACTTTTCTCTTTCTTCATCCCAAATGATAGGACAAGTCCAGTTTTCATCATCTGTATCACAATTTCCTACCATGACTCTATAGTTCATTTCGTTTTTCGTTCTATCCCATGCTCTAAATTTTGGTATCATCTTGCAAATCCTCCTCCTTCACGAATGAACCATCAATCCAGCGACCTTTACGGTCTTTAATTTCCTGGTATGCTAGTTCAAAACATTCATCGAAATCATAACCAAGATTTTTCAGATAACCAATGCAGCGGACTAGATTGTGTCTGCATAATTCCTTACTAGCAAATCCTTGTGAGAGTTGAAATTCACTAATATTTGCATTGATAGAGACGAAACATTCCATCACATCTTTTTTGATGATACTATCAGACTCTTTAAAAATCTGATTCACATCTTCACCGATTAATAGTGCTAGACCTACAATCACGACTGCACAATCTCCGATACTGTCCTTGGTTAACTGCTCATTCTTCTTGAGATACCCAGCGCATAGCTCTCCAAACTCCTCACTGAGCTTTAATGACTGCTTATCTAATCGTCCACCGTTTTCAAGGTCGCGATCAATAAACCATTGTTTTACGTTTTCTAGTGTGTTCATAATAACTCCTTTGCTATTGCTGTCCTTTTTTTATCTTAACTAGGACTAAATTAGATAATTTTAAATTGGTGTAATCACCATCTATAGGTTTTACATACTGTCTATCAAAAAATTGCATTTCCATCAAAAAACGCAAAGGTACATAGTTTGCCATCCCAGTCTTTGGATTAACAACATTTACAATCAATTCTTTTCGTCCATCACGTTTTAACTTTATACCTTTTTGAATTATCTTTATTAGTTGACCTGAACTAGTACGAATTTGTTTTAATCTACCATAGTCACTGATTTCATACATTTTCTCATGACCAAGCAGCGGAAACCATTTCTCGCCACGGTATTTATTAGTCTTTAATGGCGGTTCTTTCTTTTTCTTCTTCATTCGAACTCCTCTAATTGCTTTTTGGTAAAATGCTGTTTTGATAAACACTTACGGCAATAATCTATACTTGTTTCAAGTGGATAATGCCCGCATTTAGAGCATGACAACATCCTATGCTTATAAATTAGATTTCCATATTCATCCGTAACTGGTGCTTCAATCACTTTTGCCATTATAGTTCCCTCGCTATCACTTCAATAACATTTACGGTCACGCTATTGCCTGCTTGTTTATATAATTGACTGTTAGAGTTGACCTCTTGCGCCTTATCAAAAGCCCAATCTGGAAAACCTTGTAACCTCCAACATTCCCGAGGTGTCAGTTTCCTAATTCTGAAATCAGGCTCTACCACCCCTTGACTTTCTCCTGTCAAAAGAGTATTTGCTATCTGCTTACCAACTCTACCTCTGCGTGTTTTAGAGTTTGGATGAGATAGATTCACACTATCTCCAATTTCAGCTTCTGCATATCCTTGCTTGGTTGCTTCTTTAACTCTGATTTTAGGTTCAAGTCCACCACCCCCCACGCAATTAAGACATGGAGAAATACCACTTATGTCGTATACTCTCCCTCTGTGAGGATTTCCACCGAAACTTTCTGTATCAATTAAATTACCTACTTGCTTGACTTTATTTTCAACGACCACTCCGTGTCTGTCTTGTGCCGTTAGCGTAAACATAGGCTCTCCGTCCGTTTTAAATCTTCTGCCGTTTTGTCTTTTATTCGCTCGGTCAGGTGTCAGCACGGGAATAGCGATTTGTTTAGGCTCTTTGTAATCTCTAGCGCAAAGCGTACCAACTAAACCGTTTGAGTCGTAAACAATACTGCCTGTCCCTTGACTTGTCCCATTCGGATTTTTAGTATTCCCTACTATTTCGATTTTTGACTGTTGATTATCAGATTTTGCATTTTCTCTGATGATAGGAAAAACCCTTCTGGTACGTCCTTCTCTAAGATGTCCGATAATGAACACTCGCTCCCGATTTTGAGGGACGGAGAAATTTTTGCTGTTAAGCACTTGCCATTCGACATCATACCCCAATCCATCAAGCGCTCCGAGGATTGTTTTAAAGGTATTTCCTCTGTCGTGGTTAAGGAGTCCTTTAACGTTTTCAAGAAAAAGATACTTGGGTTTAAGAATATCGGCAAATCGTGCAATTTCAAAGAAGAGAGTTCCTCTAGTGTCTTCAAATCCTCTTCTTGATCCAGCAATGCTAAAAGATTGACACGGGAAGCCCCCGCAAATAACGTCAACGTGTCCAATATTTCTGATTTCTTCGTCTGTAACTGTTGTAATATCATGTAATTCTATTTCTCCCTCTGTGTTGTGGATTGCTTTATAGCTTGCTCTTGCGAACTTGTCAATCTCACAAAATCCAATACATTCATGTCCGGAGCTTTCCATCCCAAAACGAAAGCCACCGATACCAGCGAATAGATCTAAAAATTTCAAATATCCACCTCATCTCCTATTTCGATATTTTTATATTTATCTTCACTAACCACAAACACGTTACCGTTTACCGTGATAGTGAATAGCTTCCCGATTTTCCGTTTTTCCGTTACCTTACCAGTTATCTGATACTTACTATCAGCATGATAGACTAGCAAGGGTTTCTGTGCTTCACGCTGCATGAATAGTAAGCAAGTAGCGACAAGCGACCAAGCAAGTAAGAAACGAATTAGTGTGTCTTTCATTTTTTGACCTTCCTTTTCGGATTACTACGTTTGAAAATCGGATTCTTCTTTTCTTTCTTCTTTTGCTTATGAAAGTTATTATCTTTTTCAAAAACAGATTGTTCATCTTTCATGATTCTATTCATACTATATGGGTTCATTTCCTTAACTTCCTCTTTTTTTAGGTTTTATTGTAATTTCTAAAAAGAAAGACTGGTTTGGAATTTCAAGTGCAAAAGTTCTTGTGTTGTTTTCGGGAGAGTTTAATAAATTACCAATTTCAAGAATTAGTTCGGTTATACTGCTATTAAGTGTTAATCCCATCACTCCACCTCCTCAATCTCAATTCCCTCGCAATCAAACACCCAGCCGAAGCCTGCATCTTCTAACTCTTTGCGGGTGTGTTCAGTTCTTATTGCATCAATCTCCACACGAGATTCAATAGTCCACTTATTTTCTTCCTTGTGGTAATTTAAGTAACTATTATAATTGGTAATCCCAATAATCTTCACCAAATACCGCTTCTCTTTCTCTACCTCGTAGCCAAAAATCCAAGCTTGAGCAAAGAGTTCAATGTTGTCATCATCATAAAACCATTCGTAAAGATTCATTCTTCTACTAGTCATGATTGTGTCCATTGCACCAAGTAAATGATAATTATCATCTTTCTTTTGTTCGATGTATTCCGCCACAAACTGCGGAACTTTGACTCTATTCAATTCTTGTCGAATCTTATCAGCATCTTTCAATTGATTACCAACCCAAGTCCCCTCAAGTTTGCCTTGCTCGTAGCCTTCACGATATTTCATTGAACCGAATTCTTCGCCAAATTCATGTAAAATTTCATCAATCCATTCTGACCGACTAAGAGGAAATAGCTGTTTCATTCGTGAGATGACATCTCTCCTTGTGATAATACGATTCTCTTTCATAACACCACCAACTGGTATCTCAACTCTTTCGCCAGTTTCCAACTGTATGACGTAATTAATCGTGCCATCTGTTTCATAGGAAAAACCATCATGGAATCCATATAACAAAACTTTCTCCCCTATCTCTATCTTATTATTCATCTTCCAACTCCTTCAACTTCTTCTTATACACTTTAATCTCTCTTCTCCAAAAATCACGTTCAGCAGCTCTCATGTGTGCCACTGACTTCTGACTTGGTTTGTTTAACTCTTCAATCTTTTCTTCTGCGACTTTGATTGAATGTTTCAAACCCTTAATGATATCTTGCTTAATTGTGCTCATCCGAATACCTCGTTTAGTTCTTCGACTTCTTCATTATGTTCAAACGGTTCATAAGCTAACCGTCCGAACCCTTTATCATTTACACCGTCTTTTGTGTCAGTCGCATATTTTAAAAACAATGCTTTCTTACACACATAGCAGAGAACGGAACTTTTATCAGGACTTACCTGTCTGATATAGCATTCTCCACAAAATGGACATTGTACGTCAACTTTCATTTTTAACTCCTAAATTTGTTCAAAAAAATCAAATGCAACCGTGCAACCGATAAAAAACAAAATATAAAAAATAAATTTCCAAGAATCCTTATTTAATAGGCTTTCTCTATTATTACTATTTTTATTTATACTTTTTATAAAAAATAGGTTGCATCGGTTGCATTTAATAAAAATAGTATAAAAAAGTCAGTATTATCAAGGGTTTAAGGGTGCAACCGTTCTTTTAATTTATCGGTTGCATATCGGTTGCATGCAACCGTTCTATCTGAGAAATGCAACCGATGCAACCGATCTATTTTTTCTTTATTCGCTTAAATCCTTTAGTATTTTTTCCACCAATTCTGAACTGACCTTTTTGCCAACCAGGATGATTATCCATGATCATATTGATTTTAGTTGATAACTTTTTGTCATTTGAATTTCTCATAAACAAGTTATACATCATCTCACGAGTTGAGACTTTTTCCAGTTTTTTAGAACCAGCTTCAAACTCACTACTATTATCAAAATACTTACTCGTATACTGATGCTGTTGTTGAATAGACCAGCTCGACCAATTAGCAGGAATAGGCATTTCCAAGTATTCAAGCACTTGCAATTCAACTTCATCACGATACATGAATGTCTCACGGTAAAGCTCTAATTCTTCTTCAGTTTCTTTATCAAACATCAAATCAGCACCAGCTTTATAGATTGTGACAGCCTCGCCCCAAATTTGTTCGATTGTTTCAGGCTCAATTTCCATAGGATGTTTTTTCTGATTTTCGATATTTGCGAGCACAGGCAGGAATCTACGTTCACCTGTTTTGTCTTTCAGGTATTCCTTCTGATTTGTTGTGCGTGCTAAAACAAAGTTTTTAGCAAATTCTTCAGTACGCTTCATGTAAGGTTTACGAAACCGTAAGCTTGTTTTTGAGATAAAGGCTTTTGTTTCAGCAAAACTCATTCGGTTACTAGCAACCATTTCATCATCATTTACAATCAAAGATTTCAGCATGATGTCATAATTATCTTTGTTTGCAAAGTCCGTAACTGAATCGGTATACCAAGCACCACCCAGCTTTTGAAGGAGTGAGGTTTTCCCAACACCTTGACCACCGACCAAATCCAAAACGTAGTCAAATTTAACAAATGGATCATACACTTTAGCGACTGCACCGACTAACCACATTTCAGCAATTTTAGAAATTAAAGGGTTATCATCAGCACCGAGGTAGACTTGAAACATACGGTCAATTCGTTTGCGACCATCCCAATTTTCTGCTGCACGTTCCATGTATGCGATAACTGGATTGTATGACCTTTCAGAAAAGAAGGTTTCCATGCCATCCAGCATCGCTTGGTTTGAATAAGCAACTCCTAGGACACTTTCAAAATAGACTTTTACAACTGAGTCAAAGTTAGAAGGTAATTCCCCTTTTTTAAAGAAGGTGTTTCCTATTTTGATATCCTTTAGTAGTTCATGCTCTTGTGAGAAATCATTATGCTTGAGATAGAGACTTAACTGGTCATCAGCTTTAAATGATGCTAGTACATTCATTGGACTGTTGGCCTTGATTGCACCTTTATCGTTTAAAATCATCTTATCTTGTGAATTTATACTTACTACATCACCAATCGTTCTCACCTCCTATCTTTCTTAATCATACTTTCAACAGTACGCATCATTTCCTTTTCAGGTAAAGGATTTTGACTATTTGCATTTGCAAGTCTTGCTAATTGAACAACTACATCATCATCTACTGCACGATATAATAGACCACCGACAAAGCTTGCTAGTTTATCATTTCGCCCACCTTCATCACCAAAACCAAGTGCGATGGTTTCAAAAAGGTCGGTTGTTTGTGTGCGATCTCGTGTGTAAGACCGTCTAGCTAAGTCTCTTAAACCATCTGTGCCATCATATCGATAACCGTGTGTCTTGCCATAACTTTTCTTTATGGCTCGAATTAAATCTCTGGAAGGTGTTACGATTGTTCCACCTTCCTTTGATTTTTCCAAGTCCCACTCATACTGACCTTTATCTGTGGCAGATGGTGCGACTAGGACGTAGTTATTTTCATGTGCTTTGATATCAACCCCTGGTAAGAAACCAATCATCTGTGTGATAGGCTCATCCTCTCTTTTGAAATAGAATAGATGTTTCCCACCACTTGCAGTTTTAGCTTGTAGGGTTGGTTCAATCAGTTTTAAGTATTCCCAATTTTTCAAAGACTCAAAGCCGTTTGATTTTCCATGTTTATCTATATCAATGACAAAGAAATTAGTTGTTTTTAAAGCGATATTGGCATTAGGAAAGCCATCCCAAAAGGTTTCAATTTCCCTTGCAGTCATGGCAGGCTTGTCAGCAAATTCAATCAACGGCATCTTGTTTTTAGGATTGATTGGAATGACTGAAAAACCTAATTTTTGATACTGCAAGGCATAGTCTTTCATAGATGGCATATCTTAACTCCTTAATTGTTAGAACGGCAAGTCATCGTCTGAAATTTCAAGTCCTGCCGTTGTTTGCATTGTGTCTTCTTCAAGGTCATAGTTACGGTAAGTTTTACCTTTACTTTTCGTTTCAGTGATCACTAGGTTGTAGTAAGAACCAACTGCTTTACGTTGTAGTGCTTCTTCCAAAGCTTTACCGTCTTCTTCATCACCTTGCATATTATCTCCAGCAAGTACCAAGGCCTTGATAAAAAATTTCATTGTACGTTGTACTGCCCAGCCTAAGTCCTTACCGTTCCATTCGGTCAATGTTCCAAACGTAACATATTCAGAGCGACCGTCATAGTCGCCACCACGGATTTCAAATTGATAAGATAAACTTTCCCAATTTTTCTCTGAAATCCTAAATTCTGCCTTTTTCAAGATTACTGGATAAGTTCCAGCAGGGATTGGTGCAGGTCCATTTGCACTGTCTTTGCGTGGGTCGAAACCTTCTTTTTTGATTGATTTTGCGATGTCTAATAAACTCATGTTTTTTCTCCTTTAATTCTTAAAATAGTTCTTTAACTGCTGCATCTTCTTTCTTTTCTACTACTGCAGTTGGTTCGTTGTTTGTTGTTTCAGTTTTTTCAACTTTTTTAGGTTTAGCAGGTGTCAATGCACCTCGTATAGTGGTTAAAATCTTCAAGATTTTCTTGTCATCCACTTGGTCAGCGTAGTAGCTTTTACGTTTGCGGTCAACTTCACGATTATAATTACTTCCAATCTTTTCAGTATGGATCATCAGGTCAGAGTTACCATTGATAAGGTTCACATACTTATCTTTCAAGCTTGGTTTATCCTTGGTTGCATTACCGTTATCGTCATATTCAGAGATTTGTCGACTGATATAGATAACGTTCATTGGTAAGGCTTTAAGGTCAATCACCAATTCTGTAATGGCTTGATTGAAGAAATCATAACCTTTACCGTATGGAACTTCTGACAAGGATTTCAAGCGAGGTTTTCCTGCTGGTGTCAATTCATCACAAACTGCAATCTTAATCATTTCAATTACATCATCGATTACATCGACTACAACTGTTTCATAAGAATGTTTTTGTGTTTGAAGCGCCAATAGGATTTCTCCCAACTGTTTGATAACTGAGTTGGTAATTCGTCCAGAGGTGTCTTTTTCATTCAGTAGTTGAATGCTTGGTACACTGTTAGCTTCAGCATTTCCATCCGTATTTAATACAATAGGGTTTGGAAATTCATTTGCAAGGTAAGACTTACCACTCATTGTTTCACCATAGATGAAATAGTTGCGAGGTGTGTCTTTTGGAATTTGTGGTTTGTTTTCTGGTAATTTAAACAAGATTTATGCTCCTTTATAATAAAATTCAATTACATTTACATCATGCTGCTGACGACTTCCTGTTATTCGCCAAAGCAACTGTCGGTAATCGTCGTATTCTCCAGAGCCTTCTTCAACTGGATCTAGCACGACAATGGTTTGGTATTTGTGTTGTAGTCCGTCAACACCTACTCCTAAAACTTGACTGGTAGCAACCACTATCTGATTATCAAGACCGTCTTGGATGTCTCCAGTCCATATTCCAATATTCGGATGTCTGTTTCGGATAACATTTACAATCTGTTTGGACTTGCTGACAATCAGCATATCGTGTGGGGCTCGTTCAATCAGTCCGTCAAGCTCTAGCATTAAGGGGGTGTCTTGATTGACTGCCCTTAGTTTAGGAAAATCAACATCTACACCAGTTTGGTTTAGGTAGCGCTCGAAGGTATTTCTACCAAAAGATTGTTTAGCCATGGCAGTCTTACCGTTTACTGTTACTAGATTTAACTTTCTAAACTCAGCAAGTTTTTCTGGATTTCCAGGGGCGACTGTCTTTTGATAAAACTTAATCTCAAAACCGTTATTCTCAACTGCATTTTCAATTTCTTCGATTTCTTCCCATCTGAAGAAGTTTGGTAAGTTTGAGACATACTTTTCATAATCTCTAAAATCTTCCCACTTCTCTTTTGAATAACTGAATGGATCATAGACCATTTTTCCATGAGCCTTTTGCCAATCAAATTTATTATTAGGTGTTGCCCATCCGAAAATAACTTTTTCAAGTGGGTAGAAGTTTTGACCTTTTTTTCTGATTGGTGTTGCTGAAAGACCTATCGTATATTTGCGCTTTATTTTGCGATATAAGGCTACTTGCTTATCGGATGACATATTCTGCCACTCGTCAACTATCAGCACATCACAGGACAATTTACGCCCCTTTTTGACCTGATTTTGAAGATATCTATCTGTTTGAATGATAATTTCAACATCTTTGTCAAAATTCATAAACTTGACTGCATCTATCCAACCATTCAAGATTGCTAGTCGGTTGTTTGTGATGATGATTTTCTTAGCTTTCTTATGCTTTGCAATAGCAAGCGCACAGATAGTTTTACCCCTGCCTTAACCTCCCAAAGCTTCAAGAAAAATTCCATTTGTTAATCTTGAACTTCGGGATACTGCCTCCTTTTGCCATTTTCTTAAAATTATATTTGTCAATCTTTTACCTCCGAAACTCTTTTTCCAATATCCTGGATAACTTCTTCAATGTCATTTCTCATTGCATAGAATAGTCCAAGTCTTGCAGCTGCTCGTATGTCTTGGTGGTGACTTTTTTCAAATTTCCAAAGACCTAAGATTTTTAAAAGGTCGTCTGGAATATCCGACTTATAGCCACCGTTATATTGAAGAATGGCATCTGGATAGCATAACTGGATATAAGCAATAGTTTCTAACACGCTATTATCTTTTGACCTATCGTTGTCTCTGGTTCTAAATTCTTCGACAACCACTACATCAAAATCAAGTGTTTCTCCAATGCTGTGAAACCACTTAGCAAATCCCTTCATGCCATATTCCACTACCCAGCTATCAACCAACCTTGCATTGTCGAGTAAGACAATCCCTGTTGTTGAAGTTTCGATTTTATTGGAAGCTGGGTCGATTGCTAGAATTTTCATATCTTCTTACCTAATGCTCAAATTCTTCCTTTCTACTAAACTTGCACCGACGATTTCAAGACCATTCTTCAAGTCTTCTTTAAGTCGTTTTTTATCAGGCTTCCACGTTGCTACCTTGTAACTTTCAGGAAGAACCAATTCATCAACTTCAACTGCTTGAGACTTACGGAATGACACTTTAAACAGTGGTGTGTCCACTCGTTCATGGCCAGTAAGCTGCATGCTTGCAGAAAGTGTTTCTTTCAAGTGTTCTTTCTTCTTTTCATCAGCCTTGTTCAATTCAGTCAAGCGCTTGATTTCTGCTTTTCGTGCTTCGACATCTGATTCAATGTTCTTGATAACCTTGATATAGTTTTCAACTTTTTCTTCATAGTCTGTCTGCCAGTCAATACTATCAAGCGTATCTAGTTTAGTTTCTTCATCCAATTCCAAATTGTAGATATCAAGGAATTGTCCTGTCAGTTCGTAAAGTGTTGCCATGTTTGTTCCTCCTTTTTAGTCGTATGCTTTACCCTTAAATTCATTCTTTAGATCCGTGCTCCCACAATTAGGGCATTCAATGATTGGATAACTATCGATGTATTCAAATGTGTTTCCACAATCTCTACATCCACATTTCCAGATATATAGGTTCATGCAATCACCCCTTTGGATATGGTAGGGCAAGTAGTTCAGGTCTAAGACCTTCTGGTTTTTGTGTGTCGTAAGTAAATTGACGGTCACAATTACGAATGTTTTTGCGCGCAATATTATTGAATTGATTTCGCCCTTGCTGATAAACTTCAATAATTGCTTGATCTAATTTTTCTTGTTCTTCTTTTTGTCGTCTTGCTTTCTGCTCACTATTCGCAATCAATAGCAAAATAATGAATAAGCAAGTCATAATTGTTACAAGTCCTAAAAATTGGCTTGATACAGTTGGTTCTGTCATTTTGTTCTCCTTACGCTCTTAATTTCCGTACTTGTTTTTCTAATTCCAAAATCTCATAAACATCATTGACATCGTACATAGTATCTTTCCCCTGCTTACGAAATCTTAATCCTTTACGTTCTAACTGCTTCACATATCCGTGCGTAAAGCCGAACTTCTTCATCAAAGTTTGTTGATTGATTGGCATGCGATCATTCTCTAACTGCTCCTTGACCTGCTTTTCAGCAAAAGCCAATAATTGATTCGTGAACAATTCAGCACTTTCTCCGTCCAATCGTAATTGTAACGTTATACCTTCCATTTTTTTCATCCTCTCAACTATGCGGGCAAGCATTTTTGTGATATAATGGTTTTAATTATTTAAGTATGCGCCCGACTTCTCGTCAGGTGCTTTTTTAGGTTTTAAATAACCACGTTTCGTGGTCTTGAATCGGAAAAAATTTCGCCAATATCTTTTCCTAAAATATCGGCGATGATAAACATTTCATCTGATTTAAAAGCATGTTGTCCCTTCTCTTTCTGACGATATGCCGTCTCAGAAATTCCAAGCTTTTGAGCTAATTCTTTCTGTGTAATGCCTTTTTCTTTTCTTAGTTGATACAAATAAATTTGCACGTTCCTACCTCCTTATCTTAATTCATCTATGCTGATTTCCAATGCATCAGCAACTACGGTCTCTTTACTCGTTAAGTTAGTAAACTCTCAAGATAGCTAGTGTTTCTTAAAAGTTTTTCTACAAATTCAGGGTCTGCCTTTATCAAGGTATGGCCTTTTTTCCCGCTATACGGATATCGGTTTGGTTTCATTTTTTTATTCCTTTCTATTTTTTAGAAGTCTCTAATTCTAGCACTTCGTAAAAATAAATCTTGGCAAAGTGTTTAGCGTTATAATACTCAATGTATTCTCTAATTACTGCGCCATATCTCCGACGACTTGGAATTGTTAGTTCTATAATGAACTCGCTTAGGTCTCCGTTTGGGCGTTCTTTGAACATTTTTACTGTTGCTGTCTTCATTTCAAATCTCCTACTCCTTTCTCTTTTTTTCGCTCCATGAGCAATAACTAGGAGGGGAATCGCGCCCCTCTACGCTACCCTAGTTTCTTTCGCTTCTTCAACCTTTTCAAGAACTAAGATTGTAAGAGCCATTTCTTGAAAGTCTTTGTCGTCAAATCCGATGACATCGCCGTAAACTCTGATGGCTGTTAGTAGTGTGTTGTACAATGCGTACATATCATCTGATGATAGTTTTTCACGATCTAGGATTTCTCCAAGTTTCAATGAGCGTTCTCTGCGATTCTTAACTTGTAAGATTTCTTTTGCTAGTGCGATTTGTTCTTGTGTTGTAAGTCCTGTGTTCATGGTGTTTCCCTCCGGTGTGTTTTTGTTATTTCCTTAAGCTTGATTTAATTATAGCACACGTTTCGTGGGCTTGTCAATACTTTTTTTTCGAAAAAGTAAAAAAAGTTTTCTTTTCGTGGGTTTTGTGTTATACTTTACTTATAGAAAAATAAAAAGGATTCCATCATGAATAAAGAAGAAATTGCCATTGTAATAGGCGAAAATATAAAGCGATATAGGCTTCAAAATGGTTGGACTCAACAAGAATTAGGGGCTAAGATAGGGATAAGTAAAAATGCTATCGGTAATTATGAGAAAGGTTTTAGATCGCCTAAAAAGGATACAATGTTTGACTTAGCAAATGCTTTTAACATTTCGATTGACGACCTTTTCCCTCCAATTCAAAACGACTCCTCTTCTAATGCTTCCCAAATCCAATCAATCTACGATGAACTAAACCCTCCAAGACAAGTAAAAGTCCTGAATTATGCAAAGATGCAACTGAACGAGCAGGAAAACGAAGTATCGGAAGCTATTCAGCTCTATAGTTATGACTACTACGACCACCCAGCTTCTGCAGGTACAGGCCAGTACTTGAACGATGTACGAGTGGAACGGATTGAGTTGCCAGTAGATATCGATGCCGATTTTGTCATCCCTATTAAAGGGGACTCCATGGAACCTGACTATCACGACGGCGACCTGGTATTCATTCAGACCAGCGTGGACTTAAATGATGGTGTTATCGGAGTGTTTAACTACAACGGTGATGCTTATATCAAGCAGCTTGTCATTGACAAAGAACAAGCATACTTACATAGCCTAAATCCAGCATACAAGGACATGCCAATCACACCAGACACAGACTTCCGAATTATCGGTGAAGTCGTGGATTTGTATAGAGAAAAATAAAACTAAATTTAACAAAAATACCTTGACAAAATTTAAATAATACAGTAAAATGGAGATAATTTAAGAAAAAAGTGTCAATAACTCTACGGGGTCTGATGCGGAAAAAGTCTTCTCCATTTGCTTGGAGGAGGCTTTTTTTGAAACCATTTAAAGATTTAGACGAACAACTTGATGTGCTCGAAGATAGAGATCTTGCTATCACCAATAGAGAGCGTGCATTAAAATATTTATTAAGTAACAACTACTACAATATCATTAACGGATACAGTAAATTCTTTCAGATAACAGATAGTGATAATTATATAGAGGGCGTCACCTTTGATGAAGTAGCTTCTCTCTATACTTTCGATAAGGATATTAAGAGAGCTATCTTGCAATCTATACTTGAAGCAGAACATCACATAAAATCTATTACAGCTCATAGATTTGCAGAGGCTTATAAAAATCAACAATATGCTTATCTCAACACTAAAAATTACGACAACGATAAAATCCTTGATGTAGGCTATGTCGTATCTAGACTCTCCAAAATTGTAAACTACAATAAAAATAAACGTGGAACCTCAATCAACCACTACTATACTAAGCACAAAGATGTCCCGATATGGGTTTTAACTGACTACTTGGAATTTGGTGATACACGAAACATTATCAAAAATTTGCCGACGAGCCTACAAAATAAAATTGCAAAGGATTTAGTTAGTTTTTTAAAAACAAACAATCCTAATTTCACTGGTGTATTCCCCCCAGAAACTATGATTTCTTTTTTAAAAAATATCAACCAAACAAGAAACGTATGTGCTCACAATAATAGACTACTAAATTATAATTGTACTGCAAATAGTGTTTGCTTTGCTCCTATCCATGATGATTTTAACTTACAAGACGACGATTCTAGAAAATCAGTCTATTCAACAGTTGTCAGCTTACAGTGCTTCATCAGTGGAGAAGAGTTCAATCGTTTGTGGAATACTCTTAGAAAGAAAGTTAGAAAACTAGAGAAAAAGCTGCCTTCTATAAACATCAATGTAATCAACCAGTCTTTAGGATTTCCTGATGACTGGCATAATTCTCCAGCTAGATAAAAAAATCCCCACACTCGCCATCGCCAAACTTTGAGTGTGAGGTTTCAACTTTCCATGTGACAAGCAATGGAAAAGATGATAAAAAAATACAACTATAGTTTATCATAAATTCTACACCTTTTCAACTATGCGGGCAAGCAATCGAAAAGAAAGGACATTTTATGATAAAAAAATACATTACAAAAAAAGGAGAGACTAGATACCTCTTTCAAACATACCTGGGCATTGACCCAGCAACTGGAAAAGAAAAACGCACAACACGCCGTGGTTTTAAAACCATCAAAGAGGCCAAGGCAGTCGAACGTGATCTTCTCTTAGATGTTGAAGAAAATGGTTTTTCAAACAATAAAGATTCCCAGAACCCTACATTCGCTGAAGTTGCTGAGCTATGGCTTGAAAGCTACAAGAGCACTGTAAAACCAACAACTTATCAGAACACTAAGAAGAAACTTAATGTTATGATTGACTCATATTTTACAGATATGAAGATTCAGCAGATCAGTGTCGCTTATTGTCAGAAGGTTGCTATAAAGTTAAGCAATCGCTATGTCCTCTATTCCAATTACTACTCTGTTATTAGCCGTATTTTTAAGTATGCCACTTCTCTTGACATCATTAAGTCAAATCCCTTAGACAAGATTATCAAGCCTAAAAATAAACCCTTAAAGGGCAAAGAAAACTACTATACAAAACAGGAGCTAACGGATTTTCTTAAAGTTTCCAAAGCAAATTTTAAGCCTGTAGACTACACTTTTTTCCACTTACTCGCTTTTTCTGGCTTGAGAACTGGAGAAGCAATCGGACTCATGTGGTCAGATGTTGACTTTGAAAATAAACGGTTAAGCATTTCTCGCACGGCTGTCGTGATTGGCAAAAAACAAACTGTTCAGGACCCTAAAACCAAAAGGAGTAAGAGGGTTATCACCTTAGATGATGAAACTCTGAATGTCTTAAAACTCTGGAAACGACAGCAAATAAAAGAATATTTCCAGGCTGGTGTGCCTTACAAACATGATTTGAATTATATTTTTACGAATGACATAGGGGGATGGCTTTTAGCCGCAACTATGAAAGTGAAGCTTAGCAGATTCTTTTGTAAACACAAAGAACTTAAAAAAATTTCGCCTCACGGATTTAGACACACACATGCTTCTCTCCTATTTGAAGCTGGTGTTACAGCGAAAATCATTTCAGATAGACTCGGTCACAATAATGTTCAAATCACCCTTGATATGTATACCCACATCAATGATAATCAACGTGTTGAAGTCGTTGACCAGCTCATGGATTTCATCCGCTCCAGCTAAAAGTAAAGTCGTATTCAATCTCGTATTCACTTTTGCTTAACACGCTAGAAGTCCACTGGTTTCAAAGGATTAGCAAGCTGTGTACTATCTATGGTATAAGTGACAAATGTTTTCTAATGCTTTCTGTTACTTATCAATAGTTGAGTTTTTGCTTATTTTTATTTAAAATCATTTCCGTTGATTTTCGTCATTTTTTTAAATCGTATTCATCTTCGTATTCATTTTTACACTCACCTTTGCCCGTATAGTTGAGAAGGCTGCAATTTAGTTCTAATAGTTTACATTGGAGGGTGTCCCCTCCAACTCCCCGACCTCTGGACAAGGTCTATTTTTTTTGAAAAAATTAAAAAAACTTCATCAAAACTATTGACATTATACAACTTTAAAGGAAAACAAAATGTTTAAGTTCAAAAAGAAGCCACTCAAAGTAAAAACAAATAAGCTAGTAGTCAAAATAAACTTATTTATAATCAGCTTTGAATGGCACATCGAATTTGGATAGTGAGAAATCACTATCCACCCCTTCGGGGGTATACTTAAATTATAACAGGAAAAACAATGAAAGTAAATCTAAAAATTAGAAAAACCACCAAGCGTGAAAAAGTTGAATTTATTATTGGACTTCTTCTACTCCTACTTGCAGTTTGGTATTTTATGAGGTAATATATGTCAGTAGATATTAAAGCTATCCGCTGGCTTTTAGACAACGCCACAGCCTATGCTATCAGCAAAAACTGTGGTGTATCTATTCAGGCAGTAGATAAGTATAAAAACGGTGTATCAGATATTATGAACATGCGTTTAAAACACGCTATCAGCATGACTTCTTACGCCCATACTCTACAAGAAAAACAGTGAGCTCCATCACTGCTTTTTTATTTTGAACAAACAAAAAAACCGCTCAAAAACTGAGCGGTCAAGTGTAATTAAATTTTGAAAGCCTTTCTATGCTTTATTTTTATTTTGTAGTAATGAGCCCATCAGGCTCGATTGTAAATTCAGCTTGTTCAGCCAATCGGCCATCTTCAAGCATGAGGTAGTATCCGCCATTATATGGCACAAAGGTATTGGATACCATGTCGCCATTCTCTGAATTGAGGTAATACCATTTTTCGTAGTATTTCACCCATCCAGTCTGCATGGCACCGTCTGCATTGAAGTAGTACCATTTTCCATTGATCTTCTTCCAACCGCTATTGGCCATATAGCCGTCCTTGTTAAACCAATACCAGTTGCCATCTGTATGATGTAGCCATTTGTCAGCATACATATAGCCATTATCATCAAAGTAGAACCAGTTACCGTTGATTGCTTCAAATTTTGATGTAGGGTACGAGCCATCTTTACGGACCCACCACCAGCCAGTGTCGTCATACTTCCAGCCTGATTGGTCTTCTTCAGGCGGTACGATATAGCCTACGATTGAATTGACTGAGCGTTCATTGTATCGACAAGGTCCACCAACGTCGAGGTAGTCCCAGTTGCCATCGATATTCTGCTCAATCGTCTTGATTGTAGAGCCGTCCGAATCTTCATAGACAAGTCCAGTGTGGCCATAGTTCACACCATCTCCTGCCACAAAGTTCTTAACAAAGAACCAACCAGCTTTTGGATACTGTGCCCCGTAAACAACTTGTAGTCCTGCTGCTTCTGCAGAGCGTAACAAGTCAATAGCATTGCCCCAAAGACGAATACCAAAGTATTCATAGATACCGTAACAGGTGACATCAGCGCATTGATAGCCGTACATCCCGTCATAATCTACCCCAGTCCCTGCATCCGCATGAGCGATGAGGTCGTTAATCATATCTTGTTTTTTAGACATTCGTATCGTTTCCTTTCCACGCATCATTCATTTGTTTGACAGCTGACTCAACGAATGTATCAAGGTCACGATCAGTCATGCTGATATTGTACTTGTTGAGTTCTGAACGGATTTTAGTTCGTGCTTGTTCCAACTTCTCTTCGCCTTTGTAGCCAGTTTCAGCTGATACTTGTTCTACTGCGTTTACAGCATTTTTAGTCAAAATTTCGACAATCTTGACCGTCTGCTCACCGCCTTTTTTGATAAGGTATTCCTTGATTGATTTGACTGCGATACCAGCCAAAATAACAAGGATGCTGATTGCACCATTTGTAATGATTTCAGTAATTTGTTGCATCGTCTTTCTCCTTTATTTCAACTTCAATTTTGTCTTTTTTGTCAACGTTGACCAATAACTGCCCTAATCTTTTAGCATTATCTTTCTTGATTTGATTGATGTATGGTTTCAAAAACTCCGGGAATGCCCAACCAATCGCTTCCCAGTTCTCCAAAACAGAACCGAGATAGTTGATAATAAAGAACATTGTCCAACCGATACCGAATGTTCTGATTCCTAAGGCTCTTGAATACATTGCTACAAGCATAATGACCACGAATACAACGAAATGACGAATCAATCCCATTGTTCCAATTTTGCTGTCAAAACGCTTTGTTTTAAAAGCTTTAACATAGCCAGTAACGATGTCTAAAACCATTAACCAGAAGAAGATATGGATGTAAGGGCTGTGAGATAGGTTCCTAAGATGGCCAACAAGCTCTCCCCACATAAAATCTTGCATAAACCACCTCTTATTGAACAGGTTGAGTGTCTAGCTCGGATTTAGGTGGCTCCCATTTCCAAACGGCAAGCAAACCATTTTGCGATGGTGAGCCTTCAAGTTGCTTGATAGATTCGCCTTTGTAAGTAAAAGCCTGATTTGTCTGAATCAAGACACGCTTTCCTTCACCGTTAAGTTCAATATGCTCAGGATCTTCGATTGCAAACATTGAACCAGGAGCGTAGCTCTCACCAGTTTTTACAAGTGGAAAGAGTTCAACAAGTTCCTTGTAGGTTGTACCATAGGCGATTTTTTCCCCCATGATAGAATCTTGAGCCATAACACGAACTACCTTATTGATTTTCTCAGTGATTGCAAGCAGCTGGTTCTGCTTGGTTTCAGTCTGATTGAGCTTCTGTTCAGCTTGCTCGATTTTAGATTGAGCTTGGACGATTGCTGACCCAGGATCTAGTTCAGCTTTAAGGATGTCAAGAACTGCTTGGATAAGCGTTTCTTCATTTTCTTGAGTGCGGTCTCCAACGAGTTCACGTTGGTTGGTGCTGTAGCGGTTGCCATCCTGTAGTCGAATTTCGACTACTGTAGTGATTTGTTCGCCTGCTCCACGAGTATATGGCTTAGTAGCCAATGAATAGTTATTTACTTCCATTAGTTATTTCCTTTCAATTTAACTTCTTCAAATTTTGCTTTCAATTCTTCGTCTGAATTGATGATTCGTTTCATTTGCTCGAGTTCCATGGCTGTTACCGTGTATAGAGCTTCTAGCGTAGCTGACTGTGTAGCTTCGTTGCTGACTCGTTCGCTTAATGATTTAATTGTCAGACTGCTGATTTGTTTGTCTTGTTCGTTCATGTTGTTTCCAACCTTTCTACCTTATTATTGAGTTCTTGAATCGCCTTAATAAGATAAGGCACTAGTGCGAATGTATTATAAGAGTATGCTCCATCTGGATTTTCCAAAAATGCTTCTGGAGCAACTTGCTGGACATCTTGAGCCATGATACCACAAGAAATATCTTCAACTTTACCGTCATACTCTTTGCGATAAGAGTATGTTTTGAGCTTTTCGATAACATCCAGACCTGAGACTTGACTGTCTTTGATGTTGGTCTTGTATCGACGGTCTGACAAGTCTTTGTTCAAAGTAATCCAGTCGTATGTCCCGTTGTCTAAATAAAAATACAGATAACCGTTGTTAGCGTCCATGTTTGTATATCGTGGTGAACTCATCCAAAATCCATACTTGCCACCTGAAGCTCTGTTGTCATAGTAGATTTTACCGGTAACTCTAAGATTGCCATAGACAACAGGGGTGTTCCAAAAGTTTGCGGTGTTATAGCAGTACATTTCACCGTTGTTTTTTACAAACCAAGCCTGATTGCCCGGTTTCCCCCAGTTATCGCCCCAGTTAACCCAAAGAGCCGTTTGGCCTGCTTTCCATCCACCGTCAGACATTCCAACACGGAAACTGTTACTTCCAGTCAACCAGAAAACAGTCGGATCCTTCTCATGCGTACCAATTTGAAATCCACCAATCTTACCTTTGTAACCTTCAAGTAAGGTTGCTGATACTACTACTGAGCGTAGCTTGTTAATAAAGGCTGTTTTAGCAGCTAAAGTATCTGTGAATACATCACTAGCTACAAGCTTCTTCGCTAGTGCTGTGTCAAATATCAATTTGTCTGCTGCAATCGAATTCGAGCGAATGATGTCAGTGTTCAACGTTCCAATCCGTGCATCTCCCACGAATAAACGTTTGAAATAACCATCGATAGCTGTGATTTCATCTAGAAGCGTTCTACCTTTTAAACGGATTTTAGCAGCTTCAATCAGAATGTTATTGCTATTCAGATTGATTTGAGAAGAAATCGCACCAGGTCCTGTCAAGGTTTGGATAGCGTAGGAATCATTTAGCTGTGACACTTGAGTCTGTGTGACTACATCTTGAGTTGATGTGTTGTCGCTGAAGCGTTTAGGAGGTTTGTCACCTCTAATAAGCGATACCTGACCAATTGCGACTTGTCCGTTCTTCATCAACCAAATTTCAAGAGGGAATTCTCTTGCTTTAGTCGATGATTTCTGGACGGTCATCGTACCTGTGATAATTTGAGTACCAGTTTTCGTAAGGGTAACTCTATCAGATGCAAGTCCTCCATCGGATGCCCATAGCTCAATTCCTAAAGGTGCATCTGGTAACACATCCACCCACACTTCCATCCGATAGCTGAGTTTTTCGCCTTTGGTAAAGGTTGAGGTGTTAAGTGGCAATGCGAACCCATGATAGACTGAATTGGTCTTACCAGTAGTGGTAATTCGTAGCAATTTAGTAGCAGCCTGAACCGTAACGACATTCGCATCTGCTTGTTTCTTGTCCCACTTACTGAAGTTTGTTGGATCATATACCAAGTTGAAATCTTCTAAGAAATTAGATACACGACTAACTAGGCCATCAGCAGTCTGAATGACTTGTGAAATAGACTCATTCTGTATCTGAATGGTCTGTGTGTGACTCTTAACCGTATCGACTACATCGTTAAAATCAGCGACACTTACGATTTCTGAGGTGTTAACATCGTAGTCAGTCATGCGGTCAGAATGCTCAAGCTTCATACCGCAGATTTCAAGACTACCACTGCCTGTTTGACCAAACTGGATTGAATTGTAGACTGAACCTGCTGTGAATGTGAATTGATATCGAACCCAATCAGTATTTGTGATTGGGTTATTCATGTATCTATCACGATTATTTGATGCCCATGGATGAAGTAGTAAATTTGCATTAGGCTTAATTACTCTCGCCCAACAGGACATTGTATATTTTTCACCAACAACTAAGTTAATACCTTGTGCGATATCTTTATTCGCTCCGTTGGTGTTATTTACAATCCGAATGCATTTTTTAATAGCGTTATGTGGCGAATCTGTAAGCGTTACGACTTCCGTCCTACCATTACCGCCTGAGTTATTTAGTCTCCAGGTGCCTTCTAAACCATTTCCGGAAGGGATGATAGACGAATTCTGCAAGAGGTTATCATTACGAATAACATCTCTCAGCTTGGTTTCGATTCGTGAGATGGTCCGTTGAAATCCGTCAACAGAATTCTTGACGATATTCTGGACTTGAGTCGCATTTTGAAACCCTCTGTCATTGGCCAATCTGTCAAAATCAGTACGAGATAATTTCTCGATAATCTGGTCAGCTTGAACCTCGATTCTGTTTTCAGCAATCCTCAACCGTTCTGTTAACGGGTCAACTTCTTGTTTGGTCACAAGTGTTCTGATTCTGTCTGTAATCTGCTCGATTTTAGCAAAGTTCGAGTCAGACAAGTCTTTAGAAGTATTGGCAGACACTAGAGCGTTTCTAGCTTCTTCCAGAGCTTCTTCAGCCGTCCGACTGACCGTTGTGCCGATAGCTCGAATTTCTTCGATTTTGGCTCTCTGGTCTTCAAGCTTCTCGTCCATGCTGCTATCAAAACTTGAAAAACGATTGTCGATTTCATCTGATAGAGCACGCTTGTTTTCCTCTGCTTTAGCTTTTGCAGCGTTGACTTCATCTTCAAACTGGTTTTTGATTTCTTCAACTTTACGGTCAAAAGCAAGGTCAGCATTTTTAATTTCTTTAGCTAATTTCGCTTCAAAGATTCCATCTAAATGTTGAGTTTCATTCTTAACAGCATCACTTACCACATTACCGATTGCGATTGCCAGTCCTGACTTGAATTCTCCAAAACCAATACTCTTCAATTTTTTAGCCATTGGAGAGTAGTTGTATTTTGTGATTTTCTTTCGCACGTCTAAATCATAGTATTCGTGGAAAACTCCCACAACATCAAACATCTGGACGGGCACATCACTCTGACCGATAACATCAATCTCAATGCTATCTTCGAGCATATCGCACAAGGTTGTTCTGAAATACTGCTTGCCATATTCTCTAAGACTTGCTTCGTCTTTGACATCTTGGTCATTGACTTCCACTACATCTTCATAAATCTGACTATATTTGTTAATCAGTGGACTATCAACCGCGACTGTAAGGGTGCGATCAGGCGCTTTTTCTCCCTCGCCTTTGACAGTCGTTTTAAAAGTTATACGAGTCTTCAAAGACTTGGTAGAGGCCTTGTGCTGATATCTAGATAGGTTCTTTTTGTACATAAAAAGCGATTCATTTTCTGAACCGCCATTTTTTAATAACCGTACCTGATAACCATGTCTGACTAAATCACCACCCCATTGACCAAGAATAGAGTGTTTATCCTTGGTCAAGGCTTCCATAGCGTTCTTAGTATCAGTATTGAAGGTATGTCTATCATCAATATTTGAAAAGAACGAGAATGGATTATCACGAGTGATACTTCCAGCGAATTGACTTAAAGCAGTTGAGCCAGTCGCTCTGTCAAGATTGATTGGATTGACAACATAGTGATTTAACAAGGTCATGACTTGATTGGCATAAACTTGAATATACCCATGTTGTTTCTCAACTTCAAAAATAACAAAGTCTTGCTCACCGTGTAGATCATCAGCAGTCAAGAATGTTTCTTCCCTCAATTGTTGCCACAAAATGTTGTTAGTAGGGAATTTAAATGTTAATTGATAGGTACTATTCGCTTCTTGTGTGATATTATCATCGTATGCTGCATTAAGAGGGATATTCCCTTCTGTTAAATAAATCATACTAGATACCTCCAATTAGGACGAATAGTCACCTTACGTACATTTCCTGTAAATGTCACACCGTTACGACCAACAGGGATTTCAAAGAACCCACCACGCTTTCTAAGAGTGTTCTGCACTACACCGTTGGAATTGAAGAGGTTTTGTTTTCCTTGTCTGCAGTCAATCGTAGCTTTACCAATAATTGACAAATGCATGGTTTTTCTGCCAATAGTCAGTGATACATCTCCATTTCCTTCAATCTCAATGATAGGCTCTGAATAAACCGTACCGATATTATCAATCGTTCCAGCGCTTGTTAATACGACTGGTGCGACATTCTTCGGATATCTGAATGGTTGCATGTCTAACTTAATTTCTAACTTCCAAGCATGATTCCCAAAAGGTTCAAAACTAGCAGTTATGAAATTAGCATAGACCAACGAACCAAGCTGATAGCTAAATTCTAAAATATTATCATTCGATTGAAATTTATCAAGAATATTTGAAATTTCAACCATTTTTTTAACGTGCAAAATGAAGGTTCTTTCGTAGCTAGCGAAAGAACCTTCTAATACACGATAACTGCCATTAACTCCGAACAGTTCAGTTTTTTTACCTTTAGGGCTTGCAGCTTCAATCTTTCCAAAGTCGGTCACAATACAGCCTGGAAGAGTAGATGTGTTAAAGCCATTAATGATCATATAATCCATTAGATTCCCTCCCTTGCTAAAATTGAACCATGTTGTTCGTAAGTGTTCAATGAGATTTTCTCATTGTCTAGATAGATGTCTGACGATTTTTCAAATATCGCAGTAAGTATTTTCTCCATACTTGCTCTCAGAATCGCTATCTCAGACACTGTTTTACTCTCTTGTACTTCAAGCTGAGCTGAAGGCATGGCCAAACGAGCCTCAAGATTTTTCGTGACAGAGGCAGTTGAGTTTAAATCTAGGTTATCCCTTGAAAATACATCAGAGATTTCTCCAGCCATACCACCTACTGTTTCCTTAACACCTTTAAACCTTTCTTGCAGTCCTTGATCTAAACCTTGCATGATTGCATTACCTGCAGGGATCAATAACTTACGGTCATATTCAATAGGACCTTTATGGTCTCGAATCCAATTTGCAATTCCACCAACAAAATTAGTAACTCCTTCCCAAGCAGATTTTAAACCACCTAAGAAGCCGTTAAGGATTGCTTTACCAGCTTCCCAAAGATTGATATTTTTAATGCCATTAAAAATATTGGTTACATTTGACACTAGAGTGCTTACAGCTTGCTTCATGGTATTCCACGCAGTCTGAGCACCACTAACAAGCCCATTGATCAAGCCAAGTACAAGTGATTTTAATCCAGTCCACGCTGCGCTCGCTGTTGATTTGATATTTTCCCAAAGACCGGATAAAAAACTTACGAAATTATTCCATAAGTTTTGAGCGCCTTGAATTAATCCAGTGATAAGATTTGACACTGTGGACTTTATCCATTCCCAGGCCATAGACGCAGCGGTTTTGATAAATTCCCAAATTGTACTAAGAACATTAGAGAAGTTCTCGAACACACCGGTAGCATAACCTACGATGACGTCCACGACTCCAGAGAAGTATGTTTTAATCCCCTCCCAAATCATAGAGATTCCATTTTTGATTCCTTCCCAAATCAGAGAAAGATCTACGCCTAATTGATCAAAGTTTCCTGTCACTAGGTCAATGATAATCAAAATAGCACCCAAGAAAATCGATTTGATAAATTCCCAAGCGCCTTCAAAGATCAGTTTAATTCCTTCCCAAACTTGAGTAAGACCATCTGAAATGTTGTTCCAGATATTCATAAATCCATCAATGAACGGTTGAATAATAGCCATCACTACCGTTGTGATTGCTGTCCATGCCATAGATGCAGTCTCTTGAATATTTACCCATAAGTCAGAAAAGAATGTTACAATAGCAGTCCACATCGCTTTCAAGGATTCGATATAAGCAGTCCAAGCTGTAACGACTGCTTCCCATAAGATGATAGCACCTTCAGAGATGCTAGACCAGAGATTTACAAAGAAGTCAGCAATCCCAATCCAAGCTTGTTTAATCCATTCCACAAAAGAGGACCAAATTTGCTGTCCAGTTTCTGTTTGTGTGAAAAACCATACCAGAGCAGCAGTCAATGCAGCAACTGCAGTTACAATTAAACCAATCGGATTAGCAGATAACACTGCATTAAAAATACCAAATGCACCACTTGCTCCCATTGTTGCAGCTGCATTAGCAGCTTCAGCAGCAGTTAAAGCTCCTGTTCTAACGAATTGAGCTAACATTAAACCATTTGTGATAGCTAGAGTTGCATTCCTGATTGTTTCAATTCCTTTTATTACCGCTAAGACAGCTTTATATCCTGCCCATGCACTCGTAATGCCAACAACAGCAGATTTTAAGGCATCTAATGCAAGAGGTGAATCTTTTAACCAAGATGTAAATTTACTAAGACTTTCAGAGGCGTCTCTGATAAAACTTGTGATACTTTCAAAGGCAATGCCTAGCAGATTCACTCCCTGCTCTCCATCTTTGATCCCTAAAAGATCTCCGATGAAATCAACAATAATGCTTGCAACATTTCCAGCAACTGAACCAATATTCTCAAAAGTGACTCGGATATTTTCTGCAATATTAACAATTTGAGTCGCAGCTTCCTCGCTAAAACCAATTGTATTCAGAATATCAATGTTATCTTGCTTACTTAATGATCCAAAGATCATGTCAAAAAAGGTATCAAAGATTCCAGTCACACGAGACAGCTGATCAAAAACTGCACTTCCAAAAGCATCCCCAAAAAGCTGAGATGCAATCTGACTAATCCCTTCAGTCAGAACCAATCCAAGGCCTGAAAAAACATTGCCAATCATCGGCAAAAAATTATCAAAGAGAAAAGTCGATGTTGTTTTAAGCAAAGCATGTAGAGAAGGCAGGATATTCTCCCCCAACGCTAGCTTCCCAAGGACATTCTGAGCAGCTGCTTTCATGGATTCAAAGGAACCACTAAAAGTAGATGCCGCCTCTTTAGCAGTTGTGCCAGTGATGTCTAGATTTTCTTGGATAGCATGAATGGCATTATAAACATCTGAGAGGTTGTTAATGTCGTACTTAACACCTGTCAATTTCTCTGCATCAGCCAAGAGACGTTGCATTTCTTGCTTTGTACCACCGTAACCAAGCTTCAGGTTATCCAACATAGTGTAGTTTTGCTTCGCAAACCCTTGATAAGCCATCTGAATGCTCTCCATCGATGTCCCCATCTTATTAGCATTATCTGACATATCAATCATGGCCATGTTTGCTGTTTCAGCAGCTTTGTTTGTATCTCCACCCAAAGACTGCAAGAGGCTCGCTGAAAAGCCTGTCACGTTTTCCATATAGGCATTAGCTGATAAACCTGCTGTCTTGTAGGCTTCATTAGCATAGCCCTTAACCTTGTCGGCAGAATCTTTGAAAAGAGTTTCGATACCTCCTAGAGATTGCTGAAGCGCTGCACCTTCACTGATAGCTGCCGAAAATGCCTTGCTAATCCCTGCCGCTGCAATAACTTTCGTCATAACACCAACAAGACTAGAACCTAATGACTGTCCAGCACTTTGTCCTGCTGCACTCGCTTCAGGATTGAGGATTGATTGGATTTTACCAGTGATGCCTCTAGCTGAGGGTATCAATTGTACATAAGCCTGTGCTATTTCTGTAGCCATTAATCCTCACCTCCTATTTTTTCTAAAATTTTCTGACGATATTCTTCAAAGTCCTCACCAGAATCAAAGATCATCTCCTTGCTTTCTTTAGCTTTAGTTTTTCCTATCAGTTCCTCTGCAACCATTAATGGCTTGTTGATTCCTTTCTGACCGTCTGTTGTTTTAAACCAAACAAGAGCAGAAAGCCTATCAAGCACGCCTGCAAGCAAAAAGGTTTCAAAAGGAACTTTGCTATTGGTCATTGCTAGTTTGATCCGAGAATCATCCTTTAAACCAAAAGCAAAGACAGCCACCTGGTTAGCAGGTAGCTGTCTGTAGTCAAAAATTCCATAGGTTTCAGCTAAATCACAAATAAGAGAATCTTCGTCTATTTGAATCATTCTAGCAAGGAGAGCTATTTTTTTAATTGGTCCTGACTTGTGAAAATCTCACTAATTTCTGAACCCATTTTATCCAAAGGAACAATTCCATCAGCAGTCCGTACATGATTTTTCAAATCTTCCGACTTGTTACCAAGCATAAGTTTGACAACTTTTGGTAAAACTGCAGGATTTGTATCTACTTCAGCGATTGCTTCAAGCAACTCATAATTTTCCAAGCGTTCTTTTGTGATTTCAAAAGCAAATCCGGTCGAAGTCACCCCACGGATTGTTTTAATCTGTGGCGCAGCTTCTTTATTTTTCTTTTTGCGATTTTGTTTTGACATAGTTAAGCTCCTTTGATGTATTCATAGTGTGTGTCATCAGTAGAGTTAGGAAAGGCAGTGACTGTCGTACCATATCCGAGAACACTTCCATCGTTATAAGTGATTTCATCGATGGCAGTTACTTTTCCTGAAGGGATAACAATACGTTTAAGTACACCACCTTTTAGAACTGTTTCGATTACAAGACAATGATGTGGCAATTCTTTTGAATTTGCCTTAATGGTAATTCCTGATGACAAGTCCCCAGATACATTATCTGATCCATAAACTTCCTTCAAAACTTCCACATTCAATGCTTCAATCAGCATATATTTGAATGTGTCTGTCTTTTCCTTTTGAACTGAACTTACAACGACACCACCCCATGCCTTAATATTTTCTGACTCAGGGGAGTTGCTATTAGTCATACCATCTTCTGAAATATAACCTAGTGCTTTAAACGCATCATCTAATTTTGTAGTTGCATCAGTTGGCAGTGTTGTTCCAAGAGGTGCAGAATAAACCGCACCTCCGATTTTAGGTTTTGCAGTCGTTACATTTGCTTCTGTAGCCATTTAATTTCTCCTTTTTAAAAATAATTAATATCAAATACGGCTTGATATCGATATTGTTTTGTTTCAGTGTCCGTAAAATTGTAATCACTGTTCAGGTGGACACCACAGATTGAATCTAACTCAATCAATCCTTTCACAGCACTTTTCACTTTCACATTAAGCTCTGCAGCCTTCTGCATAGTTGGGCCATAACTTTGAAAAGCAAAGGTCGCACTACCAGAATGATTTCGCTCCTTCCCACCTGTCTTTTGAATAATGACAAAGCTATCGGGAGCTTCAGCTTCATGTTCAAAAAATGACGGTACATCTAAATGACCGTCAAGATATTTCTTGATAATAATTTCAATCATCTAATGCACCGCCTTCAACAAAGTGTTATTTTTCAAATTATCCCTCTTCGCTTTTTGCGTAGCTGGATAAATCATAGCATTGGCTCTTGTCTTACCAACGTGGCTATCTTGTTCATAACCAGTGCCACATCTTTTTTTAATGACTGTTGCTTCTTTGTTCAGAATATCCTGAATCTCTTTTGATTTCAAAAGAGCTCCTACACCCGCACCGATAATCTTGACTTTGAAATTACTCATACGCTTCAACCATCACTTTCTTATTCCAGTCCAAAGGCATCATTTCTTCAATACCTTCTAAAGGGATGCCAATCGTGCGCCATTTGTGACCGAAAAAACGAACCTCTCGGTCTTTCCACTCGTTCTTATCGCCTTTTGGGATACCCAGTGTATAAGCTGCCTTTTTCCCAGTAAGATTCAGTTGATTTGTGACATCTTCTGTTGAAGCTGGAACAACCAGGACATTATCTACTTCAATTTCAGTATTCTCATAGATTGGATGCCCAAAGTCATCTCTACCATTCTTGGTTTTTCCAATCAAAGTTACAGTAATTCCTTTAATCCGTCCCATAGATATCAATCACCCCATATCTTTGTTTCTTGAGACCGAGACGTTTTAATTCCGAGTCCTTAATAAATAGACCACCACCAGGGACAAGATAAGACCCGCTGAAGGAATATCCTAAAGCAGACTCAGCCATTTGAGTCATTGGTTCCTGATCAGTTGATGTCATCAAGGTGCGAGCAACTACATCCACTGTTACGGATTTAACCACCATAGCAAAAGATGGATCAGTAGCAACCAATCCATCTAAATCTTTGCCAACTTTTTTAGCTTCAACGCGAAGAGAATGAGAAACAACTTCCAACAGTGCTTCAGCTCGTTTTTCCTCATCGAATTTTAACGTCCGCCACAATTTTTTAAGATCGTCTACTGTTGCAAAGTTTTCCATTTCTACCTCCAATCAAACCACTACTGGGCATCAGTATTAGTTTGTTCAATTAGTGAAAGCAATTCTGTTTTCGTTGCACGGCTATCATAAGTAATCCCTTTTTCATCAAGGATTTCTTTCAACGCTGCGTTAGTCAATGAGTCCAAGGGCTTATATTCTCCAATCGGAACCCAATCACCTCCACTAATTTCATTTTCAGTAACGATAGTAGTTCCTGTTTTTACATTAATGTATTCCATATACTACCCCGCTTTCACAACACGAGCAAAGCTGTTTTTGTCCAAAATTCCCCATCCAAGATAGATTTCTGCACGAAGATAGACTTGGTTATAACCTTTCAAGTCTTTTCCAGAATTGTCTGGATCACCATATCGAATGACTTCGAGTGGAATCTGCTTAGCATATCCCCATTTAACCATGTTAGCAAAGTCACCAATAATAGCAACATCCTTATTGGTTCCAACATTAAGACCAACTGTAGTATTCACATCTACAGGTAGACCATTAATGGCACCTGGATTTGCTCCCCATGCCAATTCAGGGTATAGGCGTTCATTAGCTGAGTTCTTCATACTAGCTAGTGCACTTGCAAATGTAGTATCAATAGCCATACCGCTAACGATATTGTCAGCTCCTTGAATCATTTTAACTGCATCTTCGACATTAGTATCTGGATCGCTTGTTGTAAAGGGCACTGTCTGAGTGACCGCTTTATCAAAGCAGTTATCCCCAATAACAGTGGATTCTTGTTTAGTACGTGGATTTACGCCATGGAAGGCCATGATATCAATACCACGAGCTACTTTATTAGCAAATCCTTCATTGAATGACTTCAAAATATCGATTTTAGCTTCTTCTGAAGCATAAATAAATTCATCCGATACACGAGCGCCATACTCAATTTTAATAGGCACAATAGTTACAGGTTCTAAACTTGCACCGCCATGCGTTTTCTTCCCATTTTCTGCAACAATATCTACATCAGAATCCAATGTAAATGTGAATTCCTTTAATCCATTAAACGGAATCGCTTGTTGATTAGACAATTTAGCCAGTGAGCTGTGACCCTTAACTTTGTTGATAAGGTCTGTTACAAGCATTGGATCAAATAGTTTTCCTTTTGATAGTTGATCTGTCATATATTATTACTCCTTTATTCTTCAAAAACTAAACCTTGTACTAGGTTTTTATACAGTGTGTTTTCTGTTTTTTCTAAAACAGGCTCCGAATCTCTAATAGGCGCAACTGGTTGAGATTTTTTAATATACCCAGCCAAGCGCTCTGCATCTGCTTTGAAGCTATCTTCATCAGTTCCCTGCAAACGGTCTGCAAGGTCATAAGGCAATCCATACTGCAAAGCCACACGAGTTCGCAGACTAGCCGTCTCATACCCAGCGATTTGACTCTGCAACTCTTCAAGTTGCTTGTCAGCATCTGCCTTGCTTTGATTAGTAGCTTCAATCGTTGACTTCAAGCCAACATTTTCTTCTTCCAATTCTGCAACACGAGACTTGAGCTGGTCATAGTCGCCATACTTCTCTTTCTCTCGAGATAAGCGCCCCTTAATAGCAGCATCAAATTCTTCTTGTGTAGTGATTGGTTTAAATTCTGACATTCTCATGTCTCCTTTCTCCTGCTTCCCCGGCAGTTCGGTAATTTTTTTGGCATCAAAAAAAGCAGTCACCTGACCGCTTATTTTAATAACTAATTTTTTGCTTTTTCTTAGGCTTAGTAGTAGCACAAGCCCAGTGCGCAAGCAAAGCACTATCCATCAAAGAAATATCCATGTCGTCAAAGTGCGATCGATAACCAAAACCACCATTTGAGCCAATATTCCGCTTATCACAGTTAGTAGCTACTTTTGATAGCGATGGCTGGCCAGCGTGACAGATGGTTTTCTGGTAAATTCCCTGCTCCCAAAGAGCATTGGCTACGATGATTTCCTTCACCGTTGGTAGAATCACATTCTTGATTCTGTAGTCCTTCAACTCTTCGTCCAGGATTTTTTGACCACTTGCGCCATCGATAACAATCTGAGCTACATCAGCTTGTCTCAGAAAGGCAACCATCCAATCATTACCATTACGAACAGATTGACAATCAACAGTTTCTACAAAGAAACGGCCATCCTTGGTCCGTGCAGCAATACTCAATGCCACGTTCGTTCCGTCTTGACCATACTTAATACCAACAGATAGCTTGCCAGATAATTCTGGAACATCATCCACCTTGAGCTCATTCCACTCAGTTTCAGAGATAGCAGATTTCTGATTGTATGTTGGCCAGAATCCCAAACGCTGGATATTATGGTCCAACTTATCCTCACCAAGCTCTGCTTCAATCTTACGCTCATTTA